TCTGCTCTCCGAAAGGCCAGATAGGATAATCTACGCCTTTCACTTTCGCAAGTATCGCATCGATCTTGGGTTCTTCAACCGGGTCGGCAAAACCAATTATGATCATTGTGCCGTACTTTGTCAGCTTTAGGTTGCTTGTTGAGCTTCCTATGAAATCCAGCCACCCATAAGTAGTTGAACTGGTTACATCGCTTGTCGCAATGTACTTGTTCCAGGTCTTTGTCGCGTAAGTAGGTGTTGTAGTCGCAAGAAGGTGATTCGGGAGTATGGGCGACCAGCCAAATTCATTGGTCCGTGCGTTTGCACCGCCGAATACTGTTTCAAGCTGATACTTCGCTACCCTTGCAGCTTCCTTGATCGCATCTTTGTGATCCTGGAATAGGTCTATAACTTCTCTTACCCGGAAGTGGTTTGTCCATAACTTATCCCACTCGGCCTCAAATATCGTATTTTCTGGATCTGTTAAATCTACTACCTGATAATCTGCCATTTCGTCACCTCAAATTATTAGTCCTCTGTCTGGTATTCTTCGCGCCTGTGCCTGTGCCTGCGGTCCTGGCGGTGTGTATCCTGTCACTGCCGGGGCTGGCGGTGCCGCTGCTGCCATGCCCGGGAACGGGAATGGTGGAAGTCCTGCGGGTAATGCAGGCAATCCAGCCGGTATTGCCGGGGGTTGCGCTATTTCGGTTCCGAGCCTCTGTACTCCGAGATTAAAGACGCCCATTGTTTCAGTGAGCTGTCTTGTGGCAAGACCAAGGATATCCGTTGGTGCAGCCATTATCACTGCAAAAACGTTCGCCCCTGGAATGCCTGGTGGTGCTCCGTTTGCCATGTTTTATCACCTGAATCCTGGCGGTTTCGGTAAACCTGCGCCTGAAGGCACTTTTGAATCCACATCGCTTAACATCTTTTCAAGCAGATCACCCGGAGCGGGTATCCCAAGCTTTTTTCCAAGGATATTCTCAGGCGATACTGCGTTTAAAATCGGTCTGGTCTTTGGCAGACCAACTTTTTCAAGAACGTCATCAACAAATGCTAACGGATAAACCGTTAGAACCTCTGTGCCGTCCGATGAACCTCTCTGTACCATGTTTGGTATTCCTCCAATTTTAATTTTTATTCTAAAATATAATTTGTTGTGTTGGTTTACTATTGTTAGGCAACGTTTATATATTTTTTGATATATTCAGTGTGCGCCGCCTCAGACGTGCCCCTAACCTATTGTAGAAGAATCTACATTATACTATATCACTGATTATTGTATAATTGTACGTCATAATTCTAAATACAATGTAGAATAAATTATATATTCTTAAAATGCATAGTATAAACAATACAGGATAGTATAATTATGAGCGAAGCTGAAAATGAAACAATAACATGCCAGAGAAAAACTGACGGGGTTGCTTGTGGGACTGAAATACCATTAGTGAAGGAAAATTTGAGTATTTTAAGGCCAGAAGTGCCTCTTTTAAGTGCCATCTGTCCTGCGTGCCATCAGGCAAAATCGTTATCAAAACAACTCAGTAAAACTCTTGCTGATCAGTTTTTCACAGATGAGATAGCAGAGGAAATTGAAGAGAAAGAAAGCGGCACAAGTATGATGCCGAGCACTGGAATAGCAAATAAGGTTGAGGAAACGTTGGCATTGCTTGGATACAAGGGAAAATCGTGGAAGGATAAGGTCAGTGCGATAGTTGAGTTTGCCAGGACAACTCCATTATACCAGACACCACAGGGGATGCACCAGCTTCTTGCAGCGTGGGGCGTTGATGTACAGCATATTCCCATGATCATCCAGAAAGTGTTCGGGGGCGCAGATTCGATGAATGCTCCGAATTATAATTTCGGATCTCAGAATAGTGGCAGTGGATTCATAATGCAGCCTGGACCACAGGGCCAGATGATGTTAGTTCCGGTACAAGGTCAGCAATCATTTCAAACACCAGGACAACCCATAATATTTAACGCCGGTGGAAACCAGAGTGACAGAGTTGTGAGGGGGGAAGATGATGGGGATTTAATCATAGAGAAACTGGATAGTGAGGGGAAGGTAAAAGAGAGAACAATAAAAAGCAAGCATAAACGTGATTCTCAGGTTGAGAAATCAGAAGATCAGACCTTAAAAATGATCACGCTATTTAAGGAGCTGGGGCTTATACAGACTCAACAGCAGCGAACGGAACAACAGACTTCAAGGGTGCCTGATGAGATAACTGAAACACTTGAACAACTCAAGGACGCTATTATTAATATGGGGCAACCGGCACGGGAAAGACCTGATAAATCTGAAAATGAGGATATTAAAAAGATGTCCGAAACTGTTAATAAACTCACTGAACAGATCCAGACTTATGAGAAGGAAAAGAGGGATACCGAGACTAAGGCGGTAAAAGATCAATTATCAGAGATGAAATTAATGATCTCAAACCTTCAGGACCGCAAAGGTGGGGATCTACCTGCAGCCGGGTTATCAGATACACAATTTGGAACGCATACCCAGCATAAGAATCTCGAAACAGTAACGGAATCTGTTACACACGCTGGAGATCGAATCTCCCAACCTCTAAATGAGATCCTTAAAAATCAGCAAAGGATGAACTCGCTTTTACTTGTCAGGGATATTGAGAAGCAGGATGGTGTAGCTGCGGGAACGTACATGAAGGTACTAATGCCATCTACATCTCCGGGTGAAGGGGAAGTTAAGGCGACTGTAGATAAGTGGCAGCAAAAGGCTGCAGCATCAGCAGGAGGGAAGTAAACCGTGAAAACAGTAATGGTTGCCAGCGGCAAAGGTGGCACCGGAAAGACAACAACTACAGTAAATCTCGGCAGGGCATTATCCAAAAATTATAAAGTTGCTCTACTTGACCTTGACATGACTGGACCAAATACAGCTCGCATCCTTGGGCTGTCGCAGGAAGAGGTCGATAGTGTAAAAACATTTGACGGGGATTGGTTCTACCCAATAAAGTACAGTGAAACCCTTGAGATCTTCAGCCCGTCATTTATGATGCCTGCAAACATTGCAGTTGCCTGGTCGGGGGATAAGAGAAGGGAGCTTATCCATGAACTCATTGAAAAGGTAAAGTGGAACAGCCCTGACATACTGTTATGTGATTCACCGCCCGGGACCGGAGATGAGATCATGGCTGTCCTGAAGTACATACCTAAAGTTGATGGCGCCGTGATAGTAACGAATGCGAAACGTGTTTCCCTGGATGATGCTCAACGGTTAATTTCACTACTCACGAACAGGATGTATAATGTCCCTATTCTTGGCATTATTGATAACATGAGCTTTATCGAGTTCGGTAATGGTACAAGATCAGACCTGTTCGATGAAGGTGTCAGCATTGGTGATGAACTCGGTATTGAGGTTCTTGCGAAGGTGCCCTTCAAGCACGATTTAAGTTCACTTGATTTTGATGGTGCTGCGGTTATTGTAGCTCACAGGATCGGTCTTAACTCAAAAGAGGTTGTACAATGATTATGGATGAGGATATCAGGGATGTTACAGAGGCGTTCGTACAGATAGCGAATAAAACAGGTATGCTTGAAGAGATAATGAGGGATTACCAGGATAAACGCAGCCTTGCGATCAAAATACTTGGGAGCAGGTTCAAGACCGGATTTATATTCAAGGACGGCAGGATAAGGATGCTATCAGACCTTGATACTCCGACTGTTACAGTGTCAATGGATAAGGATATGTACTGGAATATAATAAACTCTGAAAGTTCCGGGATTGCCCGTGCAAGGATCTTCACGGCTGTATTCACTGAAGAGAGTATTATTGTTGATCCTCCTCCCGGAGTATCCGGCGGCGCCCTGCATATAGAGAATGTGATCAAGGTGTTTAATTCAATATCTAAAACAGTTATGGGATAAGGTGATTTGTTATGGCTGGAATGCTCGATAAATTGTTTGATGAGAAGGCTGAGAAGATCAAGAAAGATTTTGATAAAAGGCTTGATGAGACTGAGAGAAATCTAAAGGTTCAGCTCGACAGGATGGAGAAAAAGATGGATGACCTGGCTGCTGACATTAAATGAATGCTGAGATACCCCCAAGACCTACCGATCCTATCGGTAGCTGGATGTGGGATATGAATTATGGTGCTGCCAGTAAAGCCAATCCCCTGATAAAACTAACTACTCAGGTAGAGAAGTTAAATGAGGGCGCAAAGTCGTTTGCAAGCATGGCAGGGAACATAGCAGACATGACTAAGGCTCTAAAAGAGACATCAACTGAACTTAAGGAGACTAACCGGCTCCTTAAGGAACTGACGCAGATCTCAAAGTGATTTCTACTTTTTTACCGGGATAACATAAGATACATATAATTGTACTTTTATATTCTACTTTGTCTGTAGAAACAGACCGTTTAGCTGACGGGCTGTGTTTACAGAAGAAGGCTGTTAAACCAACCATCGAACCCCGATAAACTTACTCCCTGGGATTTTTTGATCTCCCTAAGTGATGAGTGGCATAATACGCAAGGGCGGAACGAATCGGAAGGTGGTCCAGTGAGCCTGGGCTTCCGTAGGTGCAGGCTGAGAGACAGTGCCCGGCAAAAAAGCGTGCCGGTAGCTGTGCTTCTCGCACTGTGATGTGCTGTGGTGCGACATGGGGCACGGACCTCCAACAGGAACGAAAAAAGGCACGGTAATTCGAGCCTGGGCTGTAGGCAAACGCCGAAAACTGCGGATTTGTGGCGCCCTGCATAGTAAAATAAGTGAAATTGCCTGGCGTTCACATGAAGGATCTCCGGAACATATCCTGCTAAAAATCACCTGCATCTTTCTGGAAGATTTTGCTTTTCGATGTGCGTAGCCTAAATGCAATTTTTACCTGGATAATTTTAGGGGGGGGACACACACACCTCATTTCCACTGGAACTTGAAGTTTCTCTGGCTAAAGGAAAAAATTTGCCTGATCTATTCGTTTTCCCGTAGTTTCCGTTCTAACTAATACCGTTACGGTGTACAGGTATAACATAATAAATATTTTAACGTTTTTTAGTTATGATTATATACTATGAAAAAGAAGGAGAACAGGAGTGATGGGTATTTTATGTCAATTATTATTTAGGAGATGAAAAAGAACCATTTTTTTACCCCACGTCAGTCAATTCCAGAGTTCCAGTGGAAATGAGGTGTGTGTCCCCCCCCTAAAATTTGCCATTAATTTCATCATTATAACTATCGTTACCCTTCAGTGGAAAAAGGGTGTCTCTTAAAAGAAAAATCTTTTATATGAATAAGGATATTTCTATTGAACTGTGGCGATCTTCGAGGAGATAGGAAGCAGTCCTATTTTTAAAAACAAGGGTGTTTTTAGTAAGGATTACGTCCCAAAGTCAATACTCCACAGGGACGATCAGATAAAGCAAATAGCAGATGGGTTAAGGTATATTTTGCAGGGGCAGCGTCCTACTGATCAAATGATACACGGAAAGAGAGGTACTGGAAAAACCCTTGTAGCAAGGCATGTAGTAGATGAGCTTGTCAAGGTAACGTCCGAAGTCAAGGTATTTTATGTCAGTCTAAAACATGCCAGGACAGAATTTATGGCTCTTGGGATAATAATAGATAAAATTATCGGCAAGGGTAATAGGGGAAAGTCCCTTATAAAAGGCAACTCCTTTGATTATGGTAGCAACCTTATTTTTGATTATATTTCAGAACTCAATGAGAAATATATTGTTTTAATCCTTGATGAAATTAACAAAATTGAAAATCCCGATATATTGTTGCACACACTGTTACGACCAAATGAAGTTTATCAAGGGGATTTGAAAGGAAAAGAGATATCATACATCTTCATATCAAACGATACTGAGTTTCCAAGAGGTCTATCAGAAGGAACGTTAAGTTCATACACCAGTGTCACAAAGCGGGTTTTTCCACCGTATGATGCGGATGCGCTCAGAAATATATTGAGGGAACGTATGCTTGAAGGATTAATGCCGGGCGTATGTGATGAGGCCCAAATTGCATTATGTGCGGCATACGGGGCCCAGGAGGAAGGGGATGCCAGGCAGACAATACAACTGCTTGGAAAAGCTGCTGAGATCGCAGTTGAGAATCAGGACATTGTTATAACTGAGGCCCATGTTAAGCTCGCAAGGGAGCAGGTAGAGTTCGATGGTTTAGTTGAAGTTATGAAAACGCTACCTACACAGCTTAAAGCAGTAAGTCTTGCCTGCATCTGGGATACCAAATATAACAAAATTCAAAACTATATTAGCACAACAGGATCGGTATATAGTGTTTATAAAGATATTGTTAGAAGGATCGGCATAGACATTTTAACACAGAGGCGGGTAACAGATATGCTCAGTGAACTTTCAGGAATAGGCTTTATAGATACGATAATTATGTCAAAGGGGAGATACGGCAGAACAAAAGAAGTCAGTTTATTAACGTCATTTGAGATGGAAAAAACCCTTCTTGATGATTACAGGCTAAAGTCATTAGATGGCTATAGACCTCAACCACATAAATAATGATATCCTCTCCCCCTTCCCCGCACCCCAACCCCCTCACCTACAGACACACACCCCATTTCCACTGAACCGTAATCATTATAATTATACATAAATATCTATTTGTATAAAGAAGAATAATATTAAATACATGCCAGATTCAGATATTGATATTGAAAGGGTGCTTTTCAGTTCTGATCATGCTTCTCTTCATGAGGCAATACTTGCAGATATTGTCAGTGCCCTTCCCGTGGTCGGTGAGATAGGTGATTTTTTCAGAGCTGTAGAAGCCAAATCTGAGCGCAAGAGGGTTTTACAGATATTTGACCTGATCTCCGGACCGCTGCCAACCCCTACAAACACAATTTTGTTCCTGGATAAAACCGGAACGATTGATCTTAGATTCATAGAGGACATAATCAAGACAGCAAAAATAATGGGGAGGTAAAAAACTTGATTGAAGAACTTGCGCTGATCCGTGATGTTGGTATAGCAGCGGTGGTAGTGATACTGATGTTCCAGTTCATGAAGTGGATATCTGATAAAGCATTTCAGCAGATTGAAAAAGCCCAGCAGCAGCTCGTTGAAAATAATGAAAAGATGTTTAAGTTCATGGACTGTACATTTAAGGAGAACACAAAAGCAATGAGTGATATGGTTGGCACACTCAGAGATCACATACGGTTAAAAGATGAGGCATTGGGGATGTTAAGGGAAAAAGAAAAGTATTTAGAGGAACTCAGGTATCCTAAAAATGGATAAAGGATGAAGTGAAATGCAAGAAAAGATACGTATTCCAGTACCGGACCCATTAGGGATATTAGGCGACCTTACCAAAGACATGCCCGTGGTGCTGTTCGATCCGCTGAAGAATGCCGGGGAGATGGAGAAGGCAAAGCAGGAATCCGAGGTCAGGGAAGAACCCAGCAAGGAAAGCATCATGGATACAAAGATCCGGAAATATGAGCATCACCTTATAGAAGCATATAAAGTGGCTCCTTGTAGTGGTTGTAAAAATTTAGTGCAGTCAGCATTGGTGGGCGTAAGAATTTATAAAGAAATGGAATCGGGGAAGAGAAAACGTGAAGAATTTACAGATGATGAAATTCAAAAGATAAAGGAACGAGTTAGATTAGAACTTGAAACTTTAATCCCATAAAAGCATTTACATTATTGTGATGCTCTTTATCACTGTAAAACATTTTATGTATTCTTTCTGGAACAGGGATTACATAAGGCAATGAAGGGTGTATATGATGATATTCTATAGGCTCATTGAAAGGATTTTTATCTAATATTAAAACAGTACCAAGATCTCTTCGTTTATTATTTTTTCTTGCTCGGGCTAATTTTTCTCCACCTTTCCAGTTAGACGCATTTTCACCTTTACGTAATTCAGACCATTTATTTAGAAGTTCTTTAGAGTAAACATTTGTTCTCCCTTTATTCCACGGAGTTTGGTATGTTTTTTCACCTTTATTCCAGGGTTTTAACTTTGCTCCATGACCTTGAAGAAATGATCTTCCACTCCACACCACTTCTTTACATCCACAGGCGCATAAATCCGGTATCAGTGGATATGGATTTTTATTCCAAGGGATCTTACCAAACTGAGGGTGTTTATCACCCTTGATTGCATCTGATATTTGTGGACATTTTTTACCTTTATTCCAAGGTATAATTTCACCTTTGGACATTTTATCCTTTCTTGTAGATGAAATCTTCAATCTAACTTCAAGGGGTCTTTTTCTATCCCTAAGTGCATCAGCAATTTTCATTCTATGTTCATCTGTATACATTATGCAATCTCGACAACTATTAATATGCTGTAATTCTATATAATAGTATTACCCGCCCTGAAATATGCAGTCTCGACAACTGATTTTTGAGGGTGGGTTATTTGGTGATTAAAATGGCTGATATAAGTAAGCTCAACAGCAGGCGCAACGACCTTGAAAGATTAAAACAAAATTTTAAAGGTGTTGTAACAGAAGAATCGGATACCGCCAGAAAGTACAGGCAATGGGCTAATGTAGCAAGAAGTTTAGTTGATTCTTCAATGGTTAATGCTCTGGAAAGTATTGCAGATCAAGAGGCAGAACATTCAAGTAAGTTTAATAAAATGGTAAATCTCATTGCTGATATCCAGACTCAAATATTAAATGAGATCGAAAAGCAGAAGAGAGAAGAAGAACGGAAGAAAAGCCAGGCAAAGAAACCCTATGAACGATGATACTGAAAAGAAGGATGAGGACGTGAAAAAGGAAAAGGAAAAGAAGGTTATCAAGTACCCACCGCCAGAGGACGGGTCATTTATAATCAAAGATTCATGCCCTCAGTTCCATGCGGTCACATACCCTGAACCAACCGGCGGGGAGAAGCTTATCAAGAGGGATCTTGACACCCACAGGGTCCAGCTCAAGCAGATCAGGAACGTGCCTAACATAAAACTCTCTGTCCCTGAAGATGTGGCCAAGTTCGTGCGCGAGATGGAGGATTATGACCGGGAGCGGTTCAAGGTAATTTACCTGGATAACAAGACCCGCGTTATCGGAGTTGAGAACATAAGCGAGGGCACGTTAAACGCAGCTCTCATTCATCCCAGGGAAGCGGTCAAGGGCGCGGTCCTTGCCAACGCAGCCGGTGTTATGCTTATACACAATCATCCATCAGGAATACCCACTCCATCAACTGAGGATGATAGTATCAGAACAAAACTGTCTGAAGGGTTCAGGCTGCTGGGAATAGATGTGATCGATGCCCTTATTATTGGTAAAGAAGGATATTATTCTTATAAAGAGGCTGGCAGGATGCCAGGAACAGGAATTGGAGGAATTGAAAGAGTTATGGAAACTGATAAAGTAGATGATAAATGCGATATTGCAATGAAAGCAGCAATGTCCACGATTAAGGATTACTGCGGTGAGGACTTAACTGAAGTTGATATTGAAGGCGTGAGGATCAAGGTACTGGCACCCGAAACGGTAATGCAGGCAAGAGACGAACCCGGACTGTCACATGATCAGAGGGTAAAAGCCATCCAGGAGAGTACATGGGCGCAGAATGAAGCTGCTGGATTATGCACCAAGCTGTTAGGGCTATCACCAGATCAAAAGGAATATGCAGAATGCATACAGAGGGTGAGCAGGAAGCTGGCTGAAGGAATAGTTGGTGATGAGACTAAAAGGCGTTTAGATCAAGAAAGAAGAGAACAACGAATGTCATCAGAGAAAATGTGGGATGAGAAACCTTAGTATGCCAGCAGCTTCTTTATATCCTGAAGCTTTACAACATCTTTCTGAAGCTCTTCCAGTTGTTTATTGACTTCTTCAAGTGCCAGATTTTTAGCTCGCGTAGTATCATCAATATCACGAACGATCAAAAGTCTGAGATATTCGCTCGGTGATATTTTACTCTCCTTAGCCCGACTTTCAACAAAAGTGTTCAGCTCGTCACTGAGCCTGAATTGTATTCTTGGCATACTGGATACAAGTGTCACACACAAGTATATATTTAATGGTGACAATTTTAACCTGGTGATTTAAAATGGTACTTTCAAAAGAACAGGCAGCCGAAGCATACCGCGAAGGTATAACAAGATTCGGTGTCGATAACTACGCAACATGCGGCGACAGATCAGATCAGGGCTTCCTTGCAGTTGCACAGTGCTTGCATGACGCCAAAAAGCGTGCGCTCACTGTTGAAAACATGGTCGCAAAGTATAGAGCAAAGGCTTAATCGGCAGACAGAGTTAAGGTTCAAACCTTATACTCTTTTTCTTTTTTTGGCATAACTATTTTATATCATAACTCATAAATTATCTTATTTTGAAAGAGAAAGATATAATTATTGCAAGGTTAGTATATTTGATGCAGCAGGACGAAATGTTGTATAACACCGTGGTAAACTATGTGAACGCTGCATACACCGGATGCCTGGTACCACAAGAGGATTTATGGAATTTGCAGAATCAACAGATAAGGAAAAACCAATACCCAAAGAACTGACAGCGTTTTTAAATGAAGTGCAGAACAATCTTGGGCTGTACCCCGAGACAGTAATATACAACCGGATAAAAGAATATATATCTGTAATTCCCAGGAAGCAGGTAGCGTGGCTTACACAAACGGTTATTATATCAACAGAGTTCAGGGTACGTATTTTAAGTACCAGGTGCAAATCAGGTGACAAACTTGCGTGTGAAATGCTTGATTTAGCAGTCAATGGTGATGAATATTCAAAGAATCCAACCGTTCAAAAAGGATTGATGGGTTTATTCAGGGATGAAAATGATATAGAGTCCGGGAAGCTTCTTGTTGAGATCGGGGTGATAACCCAGGAACAGTATGATAAAGAAATCAGATCAAGAAAATCAGGTGATTTAATTGATGGCAAATCATATCCTGATCTCCTGAACGATCTTGCAGCAGAATCTAAAAAATACCCGACAGCGGATTCATTCTCTATGGCAATGATCATGGGTAAATTAGAGAGCGTTCCATCACCAAATACAGCCAATGTCTATAAACTTATAAGGGGAAAATATAAAACCGCAGAAGATTTTTATAACGCGGTTAAAAAAGGTGAATTTGAACTTAAAAAGACTGAAGAGCGCAAAGAACGCATGGTAGAACCCGAAGAAGCGGTTTCAAAACCACTTGTTATAAAAGGGGTTGAGGATCTCGAGCTGATGAGGAAAGAAATCAAGGATAAGATCGATGAAGAGAAAAGGCGCCGGGCGCGGGGTGGCGGGATGGCGGGTGAAATTCCAGAGAAATATGTTGCACCTAAAAAAAGCAAAGAGTGGGAATCTGGATATGTCATAGCAAAGGACTGTTTTGAACATGCAGCCAAAACAGGGCAGAGATGTTCCGGATCTGCACCTTACGTATATTTCGTTGAGGCCCTTGCGTGGAGTATAAAGAATAAAGAAATAATATCATCATCAAGGGTAGATGAATTATCACGACTGTTACAAATAGACCCGGCAAGTGAGTTTAATAAAGGTGTTTATGATCTTTTAATGGATAAGATATGGAATTATCAAGTCACTGGAAACATAGCCGGTGAACCATCAGCCGAATATCTCAGGGAGAAATTATCAGAACTACCAATGGAGGAACGCAAGAAGCTGATAGAGTGTATGTGGACATCACTTGGAAAACGTATGGAACCTGGTAAAGTCATAACACTGGATGATATTTCAAGATTATCAAAAGAAGAAAAAATAAAGGCAGCAAGGATTTTGATTGGGCCGGAAGAAAAGAAAAAAGAAGTCATTCGGGTCTATAAAAACTGGACTGTTGATGATTTTAAACATATCATAAGCCGTACAACTGATTTAGAAGATCTGCTTGAACTTGAAAAACACATAAGCGAATCTGAAGTAACGACACCGAGAGACAGAATACAGCTAAGGCAGATCGTAGAACAGCGGGAAGTACAAATCAGAAAAGGAGGGCCTGATATCAGGAAGCAGGCCGAGGAACAGGACAGAGAACTTAAACTGGCTGCAGCGAGCAGGCTGCGTGAGGACGACAGGATCCAGGAACCGCCTCAAGATTATAAATTATGGACATTTGCCGACTTTGAACCGTTCATATATAATGAAGAGGACATCGATGAACTTGGACAACTACAGGGTATAGTGAATCTATCGAACAGACTAACCGAAACTGAAAAAACAGAGCTTCATGAGCTGATAGATAAACAGATCGGGGAAATCTTAGCAAGGAGATAAAAAATGGTTTCTCAACCTAAGTATTATGAAACCGATCCGGAAGGAAAAGGACGCGGACCGGGTGAATATTTTTTCAGGGGTGCAAGGATGGGTTATTCTAAAGTTGGTGGACCCGCTGGCCCAATCCAGAGACCTATTTTAGTTGGCCCAAAGTGGAAATCACTCTACACAAACGCACGAATAAAATTACAAATAATACCTAAAATAAAGGATGATTATTATAAAATAATGTCAGAAGCGGTAAAGGAGATAAACGCGGATGAACAGGTGAAAAAAGCCATACTTCAACATTATGTAGTATCTCTTAAGAAATACAAAAGCTGGCAATCATACGATATTGCTGTAAGGTATCCTGCAATGTTCGTTCAGTGGTTATCAGAGCGGGAGAATAAAAAAATAACTATGAAAGACCTGGAACGCCCGGTCCCAGGTGCAAAATTACGGTACGGTATAACATCAAGCGATGGAAAAGCGTTCGCTATTGCTGTAAGCGATAGTGAGTTCTCTCGAGCGCAGATCAGATCGAGTCTTATGGGTTTCGGGAAATTCCTGGATATTGAACGATACGTTATGAGCAACCCATTCACAGGATTACAAGTTGAAATGCCAAAAAGTCCGGGTGCTGTTGAATTATATAATGAACAGGAATTAAATGAGTTTTTTAATTCAATACTTTTTGGAGCCAAACCATACCATACACTGTTTTCCAGGCTGATGTTACAGACAGGACTCAGACCTATACAGGCATATTATATGACCTGTGGTGATATTGAGGACAAACCAGTAACAGACGCACTTGACCGGACATTCTACACGATTGCATCCCTGAAGTTATACGATAGAGAAAAAAAGAAAATAGGAGAAGAGGTAGCTAAAAAATTCCCGCCAACTTTTGTTTATATATCGGCAGGTCTGCGCGATGACTTATTGAAATGGTGCCGTGAAAATAATATGACAGGCAGAGGGTATATTTTTAAGGATTTTGCAGCACTTGGCTCTTATGACGAATTTATAAGACGCAGGCGGGAGGCCCTGAAATCAAAGGGTTTAATTAAATCTGAAAAAGATTATATCCTGTATGGTCTGAGACACACATGGTCGGCAGCAATATACGCAATAGGCGGCTTAAAAACCCTTTCGGCTATGGGTGGATGGACAAATGATAAAACTGCGCTTGATACATACGCAGCGGATATGGATGAGAAAAAAGCTCTTAAAACAATCAAGGATTGGGAAATTTATATCATACCTGAGCATAAATCGAGAATTGAAAGGATACAGAAGGAGTTTGAAGAAGCCATACCCGGAGCGCAGGTACCAGGTGTCGCGCAGTTAATGAATGTAATCGATGAGCTGACGAGAAGAATGGAGCAAATAGAAAAAGGGCGCAGGTGATGGATAGGAGTGTTGGGGCAGGGGGGAGTGGGGGTTAGTGTTTGGTAAAAAAAGATTAACCTGCCCACAACACAATTAAATAGACAACTTTTAATTATATATACTTTGTGTAAATAAAACAAATGGTAACTTTTTTATATGATTATGCATTATCATGTACGGTGATATAATGGCAAAACTCGTACACGTTCAGACTATTATAGAGGAAGAAAGGTTAAGTGAATTGAAAGAATGCACCGGCGAACATGCAACTAAAGACGCGCTCAGTAAGGCGATTGATCATTATCTTGAATGTGAAAATGTGAAGTCTGAAAAACCAAAGGTCAAAAATACGAAGGCCAAAAAATGATAGGAATATCGGAACAGCCAACCGAAAAGAACATACAGCAGCTTATTGACAAATTACCTAAAGAAATAAACCCGCTTGAGAGGGTTATACTCTGTCATGATGGCACGGTACAAACGCTTTTATCGGTCCTGTTCGGTGTGCAGGTTAAGGTTGAGGTATTATCACAGCAGGAATTGCCAGATATAGGTATTCTCAGGTGGACAAAACTTGTAGCTGTTTATCCTCTAACGGATATGATCTTCCCTGGGACCGAAGTTACTGCGTGTCTTGCCGAGTCGATCATCCCGTATAAAAACAATCCGGAACGGTTCCTGAATGCTATACGAGAACGTAGTATGGGGATCGGGCAAATAATAAAATCCACAGGCTTGAAACAGGAAAGGCATGTGTTCGGCCTGTATTCAGATGAGAACGTCATAGCAAGGAATTACCGCATTACAGGTGATGTTGAACTAATCATAACAGAGACGTTCCCCAGGGACGCAATAAATAAAGCCGGGAAAATTATATGAGCGAATTGAAGGAAGTATCGAAGGAAGAGGCAGAACAGATCTGGAATGGCAAATGCCCGGTGTGTGGCGGGAAGCTGCTTGCGGGACCCAGGGGCGGCGAATCAATAAACGTGATGTGCCAGTATGGGTGTAAGAAATTCAACGTGCCGCCAAGACCGATGCTGCCGCAGAGGATTTGAGATGAGAAAAACCTGGTATTCAGCAGAAGGATCTAAATTAGCTGAGTTCTGGACTATCCTTCATTTGCCATACACTTTCATGAGCCTGAGCTTCCTTGCTGTTGGGTTCGGGATAGCAGGTGTGCAGCGGTGGGACGTGTTCGCATGGATCATGATAGCTTACTTCCTTGGTCTTGGAATAGCAGCTCATGCTTTTGATCAGCTCCCTGGTCAGGGTAGCAGTTATGTAAAATATCTGACGCCCTGGGAACTGAGATCGCTGGGTGTGGCTGCCGTGAGCGCAGCGGTGATGATAGGTGTAATCTGGATGGTAAAACTGGCTGCCTGGCATCTGCTGTGGATAATTCCCCTGCAGACGTTTTTCGTTGTGGCGTACCCGTATGCAAAATTCGCAAAAGGATTCTTCCATTCTGATTTCTGGTTCGCGGTATCCTTTGGGTTCGTGCCGGTGATGGCAGGGTATTACGTAAATACACTTACACTTAATCCGGAGTTTTTACCATGGGCTGTAGTAGCAGCTCTCATTTCAGGAATTGAGATAACGCTGTCACGGTACGTCAGGAAATGGAGAAAGAATGTGTATCTACTGCAGGAGCCTTCTGTTATAGATAAACCTGAGATGGCTTTGAGACTACTATGCTTATTGAGTTACCTGCTTGCTGTTATTTTTATTTTGAGGTAAAAATATGGAAATAAAAGAATGTACAATAAAACAGAATGGGGATTTTGAGGTTACATTGATATTTTCTCATGAGGAAATAGCAACTCGTCATGGAATAAATCCTCTTTTTCACCTTCACAACGTAACAGATTTAATATCAAAAGAAACGAGCAAGCTGTTAAAGGAAGTTAAATGATCATCAATAAAAAACCGCCTTACGACAGGACAGAAATAGACGTTATTAAATCACAGAATGATATCCAGCAGTTGCTTCTTGAGTATGGAGCTGAGGGCATCCAGTGGATAGTATTCAGGGATGATCTACCAAGGCTTGCCTTTATTATTGAAGCTAATATCAACGGGACCCGAAAGAAGGTAGGGGTTCAGATAGATGCTCCTATCATCAGACCTAAAAACAGTCCACAGGGAATTAATTACAAGCAGAGTATGCGGGTTATGTACTGGTATGTAAAATCAAAGCTGGAAGCGGTGGCATACGGTGTCAAGACATTTGAAAAAGAGTTCCTGGATGATATTGTTTACAGGCTCCCGGACGGCAGGGAGGTTAAGGTCGGGGACTTGATACTGAAACAGGTAGCAGAGGGTAAGGACATTAATTTTAAATTGTTAGGAGATGGTAAGTAAAATGACTGAAGATAATGGTAAGATCGTAAAAATAATTCAAGAACGGATATGGCAAACTGTAGAAGATGAAAAGAAATTCATCCAGGAAGAGTGTGCCCGCCTTGGAGATAAGGCTGTAGAGCGAATAAATGGGGTGTATTCAAGCATTCTAAAGGCAATAGACGGTTTGGAGATTAAGGATCCAACTTTACTTGATTACATTGAAAAGACAAAGGGAAATATCCGTGTTTATGAAAATATTGTAGGTCACGGCCCACGCTCTGATTTGGTTATCCAGTACTGGGGTATGACGCTTGGATATCAGGCCGGAAAGCCAGGCATCAGTCCTATAACACTTAATGAGAATAAAAAATACAGGGTGATAGTCATGGCAATTGAGGAAGGGGATGTGAAAGTAGAATGAGAATCGCAATCGCAGGTGCGGGGATATCTGGCGCGTATATGTACAGGCTGCTTAAAAATAATGGGTTTGACGTGACGATATTTGACCTGGAACATAAAACAAACTGCGGTATTAATCCCTGCGCCTGGGGAACGACAAAGGGTTTTCAAGAACTTGTTGAAAAGGCAGGGCTGAACCCCAATGATTATATCCTTCGCCTTTTTGATCACATCTGGTTCGATGAAATAAAAATAAAAGCGTACATGCTGACAATCGATAAACCGAAGCTGATAAAAGACCTGCTTGGTGATGCTGAAATAAAAAAATATGAACCGTCTGAACGGTTAAGGTTCAATTATGACAGGGTTATTGACGCTACGGGTGTAGCGCGTGCATTTTTACCGAAGATACCCAATGACCTGATATCACCGTGCTATCAGTATCGCATGACCAGTGATGAACTGCTGCCTGAAATGCGTATCAAGGTCAGCAAGATAGGTTATGCGTGGAGCTTTCCACTATCTGATACGGAATTTCATATAGGGGCAGGCAGTCTTGTTACTGACCCGATTAAGATATTGAAGGATATAAACTGGATACAACCATATTCTTCCGGACAAGGTGTAAAGTGTGCCTGCTACAGTAAAGTGCGCCAGACCGCGCCCAGGGGCAGCAGACCCTTCGTGCATGAAAATGTCTGGGGCATCGGAGAGGCGATAGGTTGCGTTGCTCCAATGCTCGGTGACGGGATCATACACGGCATGAGAAGCGCATTGTTTCAACTGGAAAACCTTTACTCTGCTGTTGATTATGAGCGTGCTATACTGCGTGAATTTGCATGGATGGAAAAGGAGCGTGAGGTAGTTGAAAGGTTCATACGGGGAAAACCGATAGGCTTAGGCAGTGCGCTTGTATTACAGCGTAATACACGGCGTATGGATATGAAAATAGGTCTATGGGATGCGTTCAGGCTCTTAAGGAGGGCAAGAATATAATGACATATTCAGGGACATATAAGATACGAGGGATATTTTTAGATATAGGCACCGCAACTGCAAACACAGTTACCTATTACAACCCCCCACGTCACCATTTATTTGATGAATTTGAAGCGTATGTGCGTGAGGAAAAAGCAAGACAGATGTTTGCCTGGAAAGAACCTAAGAAACGCATTCCAGTACCAATTATCCCGGTAATCAGGAGATATGAGAAGATGTTTACAGGGCGTAATTTCCCTATAGGAGGTTCAAAGAAATGAGCAATAGAACATTCCAGGGATACCTTAATGAAATAAAACCCCAGGTCGATGAACGCATAGACAAGATCGCGCGGGAGAAGCTGAAGGATCCTGACATAACACCAATGCTTTTAAAAGGTAAGCGTCTGCGTGCCGGTCTTTTACTCCTGGTCTTTGATTCAATGTCCGATAAAAAACAGAACAGGGACGCAGCACTTAATTTAGCCTGCGCGGTTGAACTGGCTCACAGCGCGTCACTCATCCTGGATGATATGCTCGATGAAGATACGGAACGCAGGGGACTGCCGACCATTCACCTCAGTAAAGGTCATAAGAAGGCCATGCTTGACACAATAGGGGTTCTATCCATGCCTTATGACATTGCATCACGACATGGTGAACGGTTCGTTGGCTCCCTGGCTCAGACGCAGCGGAGCATGGTCAAGGGAGTGGTTAAGGAACTGTTCTCTAATCCGGATCTTCCTGCAACCATGCTATACGATGCAGTAATATCACAAAAAACCGGGCGGCTGTTCAGTCTTGCCTCTCTGTGGGGCCACATGGCATCAAGGTGTATGACCTGCAACAGCCTGGACGATTTCTGCGCGTATAAGGATGAGATGGTACATTTCTCGAATTACGGGCTTCACGTTGGTAATGCCATGCAGATCGCGGATGATATTGCGGATCTACAAATACTTATCGATGGTAAAAAGACCAGTGGTTTCGGTTCTGAGATGCTGCTTTTCAAGTGTATGGGTATTGACAGGCTTGTTAAGGAGTTCTTCGTAGATGTCAAGAACAGGGCTGTTGATCTATCGAAGGCTAAGGAATTATGGTCACAGGAAGGGGCACAGAAAACTCTCAGGGAAATACTTGATAAGGAGATCCTTGAAGCCAGGACGAATATAATCTGTACGAAAATACCATATCTTGAATGTGAGGAGCTGCTTCTGTCTGCTCCGGGTGAAATTGCAGATATGATGATCAAGGAGAAATAAAATGGCTGATACAATATCATTCATGAATGATTTTAAAGATCAGGCAAGAAAATTAGAAGGCATAGAGAGAATAGAATTTTTTGGCTCAATAACTGACCCGAACAGGTTCAGACCCGGAAAATCAGATGTTGATTTGATAATATATGGTCATCCATCAGACCAGACAAAAATAGAAATAAGGCAGCTTCTCAGCAGGCTCAGTGATAAATACGGAATCCGGGTAGAAGAATCGCCGTATCTTCATCCAGTGCCGTTTTACATACAAAATATCTATGGAGATAGGGTATTTGATATAATTATTCGCAAAGGCTACATGCCATCATTTTTACAGGAATGGCGAAAAGCTGAGAAGGCAGGACCCAGTCTTACAGTTGGTGAACGCTGGGCTGGAAAGAAACATCCCTATCCTTTAGTCAGATTGGCAGAAGAATTATGGAGTTGATATAAATGACAGCATACGAATTTATTGTTTGTAACAATCCTGGCAAGAAGTTAATGGTAAGAGAAAATCAGATAAGAGACGCAGAACCGGATGAGCAGCCATCAATATTAGGAATTGTTATTAATGAAACAACAGGTGAAGTTACCTGCGATTGCTCAGGAAAGATAATGAAACGCACTGATAAGAAATATCCAGCAATGGAAAGTGGTTTCCACTGTGATGTGTGTGGTAAGGACGTGTCTATAGTGTGGGATTAGAATGTACGAGATATATGGGTATGCAATAATATTTATAATTTTTATCATCATACTGTATCGATTGGTTCAAGTTCATGCATATAAACAGGCAGAAAAGGAAGCTATCGACATAATAAAACAAATAAAATCTAACAGGAAAAAATAATGATCGTGCATGTTGTTGAATGCAGGTCTAAATGTGCAAATTACAGGGCTTAATAGCCTTTTAATATCTGGAGGAATTGAATGACAAGTAAGAATGTAAAGATACCGCTGGAATTATTGGAGATAATTGAGAAGCGCGGCAACGGCAGGCCGCCGGGTGAAACACTGCTTGAGATCGTCAAGGATTATGTTGAGATCGAGAATTATGTCAGGTCGCTGAAATTAAAGCAGACAGGCAATGAACGTGTTTCAGAGGTTATCAGAAGGTACTATGATCAGCAGGATTCTAATATAAATGAAGTCAAAAATTCAATAGACGAGCTTAAAAGTTTGGTTAAGGGATTGGAGATATTTTATACCAAGTTCGGTAAGGGGAAGGGATGATATGCCGCCTGAACAACAAAATGAACGTGTATGGACAGACTGCAAACATGGCAGGTGGCTTAGTCCGTGCCCTATTTGTAAGGCAGAGAAAGATTTGACCAAGTTCACGCGCGAGCATTTCATCCGGATCGACCTGGATAAAGAGCATTACTATTACTCATTTGGAGTCCCTGGGTTTGAGATCTGCCTTGAGCCGTGCGCCGGTGGGTTTGACGTTGGTATATACGATGGTGAGAAGGGGTTACTTGAACCCAGGATATGCACGAACACCGAGGGGTATCTGGAATCCATGGACGCCATATTTGGGGAACGCAAAGATGAGGACTGGAATAAAGCCCTGGTAATCGCTGATGAACTCCTTGACAAGTACATCCATGACAGGGAGAAGTTAGGTGAGATACTGTGCCATCTTCAGAAGGAAAAAATGAAATGCATGTTCTGCGGATGCACTGCAGATCATGCCTGTCCCGGTGGCTGCTCCTGGGCGGCGCCAAATGTTTGCTCACGATGTACTGACAGGCTTAAAGGCAATGATCTAATCTCCGGAGATGAGATTATAGCACTCAGGACCCGGGCAAAGACAATAACTATGAAAGATGGGCTTCGTTTACGAATGCAGGGCGGGTTTATCCCGGTTATACCAATGGACATAAAAAGCGGTTATGGTATAAGCCTCACGATAATCCACAATCCACCTGACAGGAATCCTATAGAGATTTTTTCAGTTGGAGCAGTGCGCGCAATGCCAGACCCGGCAGAATCCGAGAGTATAGCAACGGCAGTTCTTGGCAAGGGATACGCACCGTTACCGAGCCTGATACCATCATCAAGAATGGTTCATTTCTTTAAGCGGAGGACGTGATGAACAAAACGATTGAAGGAATCATATTTGACTGGAATAATTACTGGATACCGAGAATTGATGTTATCTTATTAAGTCTTGGAATAGGTCTTTCATTTATGTTTAGTTCATTAGTTCCTATTACTATGTTCGGTATGATTGCAGCAGCATTCAATGTGATAGCAAGTTCCCGTATGTGGAGTTACGGATTTTGGTATAAGCATGGGTTCGAGGAAACGAAGTTATGAAAGCCGGAAAGCACGAAAAAAAACATTAAGCGGAGATAAATATGCAGAAGTGGAAAGATGAAATTGGAATGTTGGATGCACTCATTGAAGTGATTGGTAAAACAGACTGGTTAAAACCTGAAGAACAGAATGAGATGATAAAGTGGGTTGAGAGACAGAAGAAGGCAAGGAAGGCAGTAGCATGAAAGCAGGAAAGAAAGAAAAAAAACAGGTTGAGCTTGTTGAAGCCTGGAATAAGGAACATCAACCCGGTCTTGATGTGATCGTTGTTAAGGATGATCAGACTGAGGAACGAACTAAAACAAGGTCAGAAGCATTCATGCTTGGCGCGTGTAGGGAATACCCAGGGCATACGGCAATGATACAGCTTGACGGGATATCCGGGTGCTATATGCTTGAGAGGGTGCGGCCAGCATGACAGAAATCATCCAGATCTCAACTAAAGGATCCTTCAAAGTCGATGAGTTAAAGAAGCTGACGCAGTGCATCAGGGATATCGAGCAGAACGATAGGTCGCGGCACATTGAAGTTTTCATGAACCTGCCTGATAAGACGGTAAAGGAAATTGAAGAGATAAATGATTCACTTGAACCTGGACTGCCATTCAAGGCAATCTTGAAGGATGGAATACATGGTTAGTTTTGAAGATATATTAAAAAGAGGAACGTGCTGTATCTGCACAAAGCCCCTTCATGACAGTAAATACCTGAGCCTGGCACAGGTTGATAAGAAGGCTGCCTGGAAATTTCCTGTATGGAATAATTTTCTTATGCCAGGTTTAGAGGATAGGGCTGTAGGTATTGTATGTGATGGCTGCCATGAAGCTGCTGAAAAGTCAGGAGTTTCAGCGAAGATCAAGTACGCTGTCGAGATTCGAGGGGAAGAGATCATACTGCACGATGTTGATGAGCTTGAGGACGTTGAACCTGTCATAGAACCGGAGAAGAGTCCCGATATCCCTGAATTCTTTACAGGCAGCATGAATGATCAGAGGCATGGGTTTTTTTGTGGGCTGAACTGAATGAGCGGTGAAATTCTAAAATGCGAGGTGCAAAGATGGATAAAGAAGAAAAAGAAAAGTTGTTTGAGGAAATTATTGCGTGGTACAATGCATGGATTCCAGGTAAAGAATTAGCTTATGAAGACAGTAAAATTACCGAGGGATTCATGAATCTTAACAATGATGAACTGAATGAGCTGATACAGAAGTTCAAGGATGAAGTAAGACAAGAAGTGAAAGATGCATGGATTGAAGCATGTATAAGAGCCAGTTATTCATTTGGCAAACACGGAAGGAGTACGAAAACAAAGGTTTTATGAGATAAGATAATTGATGTTTGACACAACCGGGATGCTCCATACCTGCGGAAAGAAGCTCACGTATGCGGGAATAGACAATGGCTGCCGTGTGCTTGTTTGCCGTGATTGCACTGACAAGTATGGATCTGAGGTATCATATCGCATTTCTATTGAGGATCCAAGGAAGCTGCCCTTTCCATGGGAAATACCGCGAGTGAAGGTTTACCACTGCAGGGATTGTCCTTCTGAAATAACTGAAGAGCAGGCGAAAAGGACGTTCAATGAAGAGGGACGTGCCCTGTGCGTGAGGTGTGAGGGCAGGGAGCATGGGATTGAGATCATGGGGTTTGAATGAATGCTAAATCAACTCTATTTCAACTTCATTTGAGGTTTAAGATATGAATATGAGCGAGGAAACCAGGGAGATTATATCGAGGCTTGAGAGATCGTTCACCCGGAGGATTAAGAAGTATGACCACAGTGATGCCAAAGAATGCCTGTCATTCCAGGCACTTCGAGGGATGAAAGGTTTTGAGATCTGGTTTGTTCCGGAGCTGACAAACTATGACGATTGCCTGTCAAAGCTCAACGGGTATGATGTTGTGTTCGATGTTGGCGCCGGAGATCTTCGGTTTGACCTGATGATGGCAGAGAAGGTCAGGAAGGTGTATGCAGTCGAGATAAACCCTAAAATCGTTGCCAGCGCACTTAATATAATCGGTTATGACATGCCGACAAATCTTACCGTGATATGCGGGGATGCTTTTGACATGGATCTTCCACCGGACGTTACAGTTGTAACCTGCCTGATGATACACAGGGAGCATGAATTTCCGGATATATGGAGAAAGGTCAGGACAATTTCATACGAAATGAATATTTAGATGTATGTATAATTAAATATCATGGCGGAAAAGAAGTGTCTGATCAACAGTGACGAAGGCTGCATCATCGAGGATGAAACTGTTATCGTCCTTGTTGTGTCAGCCGTTGTTGCCGTGACTCTTGCGCTGCCGCTGCTTGGCGTGCTTGCAGCCATTGCTCCAAAGATACCGCCTCCACCGGCATGATCGATTATGGTAAAATAGGGTAAAATATGGTAAAATACACTAAAACCCAGGCGTTCTATACAACAATGGGACCGCCGCCGTTATTATGGATCTACCAGTGTCAATTTTGTAAGTTCTTTATAGCTCCGGGCGACTGCCAGATCGTATGCAGGAGGGGATACCCTGACTATAACATCATCGGAACCTCCGGATGGTGCGCGCTATGGTATCCCCTGCCTGACGATCCGGTATTTAGCTGGATCCCACGAACATTTGGAGTTAGCCAGGAGTGTGTTGTAAGTGGATAATCAATTAGTTCAGACAAATACGAACAATAATCAGCAGCCCTATCAGATGATGGCTATCCCACAGGATCCTATCATGTTCCTTGCTCTGGCGCCATTTCTGCCTTTAATACTGTTTCTCAACGTTATGCAGGGCATGTCAATGATGCCGGTGATGCCAAGGATGGCGCAACCGGAGCAGGCCAGGACAAAAGTAACTTCGATCACAAGGACCGGGAATACGCTGGATATCATCGAGAAGTGGGTGTGATGCCAGAAATAGTTGAGACCGCGATCCAGGCATTCATCCAGGATACCGGGTCTAACAAGGTCATTGAATCTGCTGCAGCACAGCCAGGCAAAAAGCATTATAAGATGTCCACCCGCATCATCAGCCGCCGTAACATTTCAACCACAACCGGGGAAAGCATATTTAAGGAAGAAGGGATCGGGGTTCTCAGAGAGGTCACAGTTGTAGCAGATCAGAAGATCAATCTACAGATTGAACTTGACGGGAGGCAGCCGTTCGGGGCGAGATCTGAATGGGATGACCTGGCAGCCATTACCCTGTACTCTGAAACGGTAGTGGCAAAACTCGTTGGCAGCGATTATGTGCTAAACCTGAAATTGCTTCACTTCAGGCAAGGTCTATCTATATTTGCATGGTTCAGTACCCAGGCCACGATATCTAATATTCTTGGCGTGTATGATCTCTGTGAGGAATCCTGATGGGCGTTGAGGAACAGATCTTTTTGAAGCAGATACTTGACCAACTGCAGGCCACTTCACCAGCCACAAATGTAGATGTTACCAACAGGGCAGCACGGTTATTGGGTATCATATACGGATCCCAGGGACAGCAGATATTACAGAGGGCTGCTACTTTTGATACCCTTGTCCAGCTTCGCAGTGCAGGAGTTGAGATAGATCCAAGGCAGATACGGGCACTCACTGATGTTGATGTTGTCAGCTCCGAACTAACTAAAGTGGGCGGTACGGCACAGACTGGAAGGGATTGGTCAGGTGATTTTTCTAAGTTAGATGTTGCACTCAGTACGCGAGCTGCGTTAAAACAGACCTCATCCAGAACCCCGATAACTATTGCCACCGCAGGGGACAATACGATAATTGCAGCATCGCCAGGCAATAAGCATAAACTTGTAAAACTGGTAATACTCTGTGCTTCGGCTGTGAATGTAACCCTTAAAAGTGGTGCAAATAATCTTACAGGGGCTATGCCCTTCGCTGCTAATGGCGGTATGGTATTTGACGGTGATTTCTACCCACTGGAAACCAATGATGGAGAGGCGTTTATAATCAATCTATCCGGTGCAGTCCAGGTAAGCGGATGGGTGCAGCATTTCACAGAGGTATAAATGAGCCAGATATTTGGAGGAGGGGGAATAGATTATAAGGCACGATTAATAGAGTTACTTTCATTCAGTGACGCTACATTATCAGGTACACCAAAGATCATCAGAGCAGTAAATGGTGGAACGTATTACTATGCTAAAGTATATCCAACGATTTCTATAGAAAGCGGCGCAACAAACGATAGTTTTACACCAGATAATATCTACACATTAAACGATGCTACATTATCAGGCACACCATTGACTGTATATTATCAAACCAATAGTGAAAATCACTTTTTCCAGATGTACCCTACAATCTCAGCGAGCGTTTCCTACGCAGGTACTCTTGATGCCAAGCCCAATTTTACGTTAGTAAAAATAATATCTGGCACACCACGCATAGCTAAATTTCTAATAAATAATGTTCCTTACTATATGAAAATCTATCCAAATAAGATATAAATAGAGGTGTAAAATACAATGCGCGGATACCCCAAAAATGTTGCTACAAAACAGGATTATCTGAACCTGCTGGCAATGCCTGAGTACAAAGTGCAGGCGATTGAAGAGATGAAGAAAATAGCTGCTCTCAATGATAGTACAGTCATAAAAGCAACTATGCCGATTGACCCCAAAGACCCAGATAAGGGCTGGAACACGGCAGTTGTTGAGAACCCTATGCCGCCCTGGAAGCAGAAAGGCTTTGCAAGCAGACAGGAAGTCGCTGAGGTAATACTCACAGAAGGGACATTATAATGGCAAACAGGAAAATCACAAAGGACGTCTCGGATTTCGTGATCGCAGGAGCGGTTCTCGGAAACTTTCCTCTCAACAAGCTCGACCGGTTGCTTGAATGGGCGAGTAAGACCACGGTGGTCGTCAAAGGCTCGAACAATATACCGATAAACATCGATAACAACTGGTATCTGCTCGATACGGATATTACACTATCGACTGCGACAGACATGGATACAGGTGCAATCAGCAATGGAAAAGATTATTACGTATATCTCTGTGAAAGTGCTGGTTCTGTTGTTGGGAAAATCAGTTTAGCAAGCACATTCCCAACAGGGTTCACGGCAGCCACAAGCAGAAAGATTGGTGGATTCCATACTCTCTGTGTTAATGTGGGCGTAATCGCTGGGCATACCCTGACCGGGTATCTTGCAAATGAGATCCTGCCACGAAGCGTATGGGACCTGAAACATCGCCCACGGAGCAACCCAGGAGGCATGGTATGGTCGAGTGAAATCCAGAAGTGGGTGGATATATATCTAGCGAGCGGCACTGGGGCAAGCACCGCTTCTGCCTACAATGCGACCATATCAGACACGCGTGACTGGATGGATTTTGTGGACGATGGCGCAGCGGTTGGAAAATGTCTGCTGGACGATAATGAGTTCCAGGCAATCGCCGCAGGCAGCAACGAAGAAACGAACATCACAGGCTCAGCAGACCCTGTAACTACAGGTGGGCACGTTGATACTGCAGCGAGGCGCATGATAAGCAACATAGGTTGTGAAGACTGTGCAGGCGCATTATGGCAATGGCTGAAAACACCATCAGCAAGACTGGACGATGGAACGGTTGGAGGCTGGTATAACTTACCCGGTGCAAAAGGTTCGTTCTACACATTTGGGAATACTTCTTACGGGAATACACAGCTTCTTGCGGGCGGCGGTTGGAATGATGGCGCGGATTGCGGTTCGCGGTCGCGTAGTGCGAATAGTTATCGCTGGATTGCGGGTACGGCTATCGGCGGGCGCTTCCTTGCGGAGCCACTGTGAATGGATAACGGAGCGAAAAAATCTAAAGGTAATATGAAAACATATTGCAGGCTATCAGGTCATCGGAAGCTTCTTGCAGGCGGCAATTGGAATAATGGCACGAATTGCAGTTCGCAGTCACGTAATGCGAATAATTATCGCTGGAATGCGAATACGAATATCAGCAGGCGCTTCCTTGCAGATACAGGAAAAATAGTAATGGCAAGACTCCTTGCGGTAGCTAACTCCTGGCTGGACCTGACCGCCTTGCTTACCAGATAAGCAAAATACACAACGGAGATGAAGAGCAGTTAGTAACGAAAGTGAAAATTGCTCTTCAAAAAACACCAATGAAACGACACGGCAAGCTTTTTGAGAAATTAGTTGATATAGAGAATATCCACAATGCATACAAGGCAGCAAAGAAAGGAAAAAGCTGGCAGGACACGATTAAGAAGTTTGATAAAAACCTCGAAAGTAATCTTTTAGAAATCCAGAAGTCGCTCATAGATAAGACACTCACCACATCAGAATACACACTCAAAACAATCCACGAACCCAAAAAGCGCATAATTTACAGGCTACCATTTAATCCAGATAGGATAGTTCAGCACGTGCTAATGAACGTGCTTGAGCCAATATGGGAAGGGTTATTCATCCACGATTCCTACGCCTGCAGGAAAGGTAAAGGAATCCACAAAGCCAGCCAGAGGACGATGCAGTTCATAAGAGAAGTTGGCGCTGAAGGCTACTGTCTGAAGATGGATATCTCAAAGTTCTATCCCTCGATGAACCATGATATTTTATATGGAATAATCCAGCGCAAAATAAAATGTAAGGATACTCTATGGCTTATAAGAAATATAATTTACAGCATGGATGGCGGGAAGAACGTTCCGATTGGCAATTACACAAGCCAGTGGTTTGGCAACCTTTACATGAACGAGATAGACCAATACCTGAAGCATGAGCATAAAATCAGACACTATCTCCGCTACTGTGACGACTTCTTAGTTATACATGAGGATAAAAAATACCTGAGCGAACTTGCAGAGATAATCCGGGAATACATCGCTGAAAAGCTGAAATTAACATTTAGCAAATGTAACGTGTTCCCAATAACCCAGGGAATCGACTTTGTAGGATACAGACACTTTCCAAATCACATTCTAGTCAGGAAAAGCACGACCAAAAGGGTCAGACGCAGAATGAAGGCGCTTCCCGAGCTACTCCATAAAGGCAAGATCACGGAGCTTCAATACCAATCATCAATAGCGAGTACAATGGGCTGGCTGAAATGGGCTAACAGCCATAACTTACAGGAAGCGCTCGGGATAGAACAAATGTGGGGAGAGATACGCAATGGATAGTCCAACAAGGTTCAGCGACTTCGCGAAAGAAGAAAAGAAATTAGAAGGGGATAAGGCAAAATTGGATGAGATATTAGGCAAGGGTTCTGTCAGGTCTTAGGTTGATGATGAACGCTGTCAATTTTCGGTTGATGAGCAGCGTTCTGGATTAGAGTAATCCACTTATTATTACCTTCAACTTTTATCCCGCAGGCTTCGGCGGGAGTCTTGCCTTTCAATCCTTGATGTCCTTTTATGAAGTTGTGATATATTTGATAGCCTTTGAGGATAGGCGTGTCTTTCTTTTTCAGTCCACGCATTACTTTCTCTCTGTCCCTAATTTCTCCGTTTAGCCTCTCTTGTTTGTTATTATTCATGTCGCCAGCTAATTTTATTGCGCTGATGTGCTTCGTTCTTGGGTTTTTGCTTGTGTAATATTCCTTATTGAACGCTTCTTTATAGCTCTGCAAACCATCTGTGATGAAAGTATTTGGTCGCCTGCCTACTATTTCTTTTCCTTCGTGGAGTAGTCCCTGAGCATCATGCATGAACTTTGTATCAGCGACTTCCTGAGCAATCCAGTAACGGGTTTCATCATCCATGAGAGCGAATAGATATTTCATATCACCGCTGAACTTAATCCAAATTTCATCTGCTCTCCAGGTACTTCCCACGTTCGGTTTCAACTTATCCACATATCGCTTCATGAGATTCATATATTTCTCAATCCACTCATGAACGGTCTGGTGTGAGACCTCTACGCCTATCAGTTTCAGGGAGTCTTTTGTTTTCCTGAGAGATTCTCCACTGAAATACAACTGCATAGCGGTTGTTACTGCCTGCGGGTTATGCTTCATCTTTTCAAAGCCAATATTGATGCTGAATGTCTTGTCGCATTCATAGCAAACAAATCTTTGAATATCACCGCTTTTGTTATGCCTGATACCGTTTTTCTGAATGTTCGTAGAATGACAATAGAGGCATTCCGAGATAATTATCGGTTGCAGTACAACGCTTTTCCTAACCTGCTCCCTGATGCTGTAACTCAATTCCACAGCCCAGATATGCTTGCATTTTACACCCCTGGTTGTATGATCGGGACAAGAACATTTCCAGCCGATTTCGGTAAGCGTCACGGCATAATATCCATTGCCTGCTTGGGATTTCACGGCATAGGTGCGTTCATCAAATCGCTGAATGTTGCCGTATGAATCCGCTATGGCTTGCCCTCTTTCCTCTCTGGTTGTTGTCAGAGGTTCGATGGGAGTTTTTATGACCATCTCAGGGAAAAAGTTAGGGAGCGTTCGCTGTTCCATGATGATTACCTCCTAAAAAAGAAGAGTGGTTACTTCTTTTTTACCCCCATGATTTCTATTTTTTCGCTATGCTCTTCCTTATACTCCCTCTGTTCGTCCCACTGCTTGATTATGCATTCAAGTGTGGAAACAAGATTGGGATGTCCATGCTCGATGCGGTGAGCATGGATTTTTGAGGCTGTCTTGGGGTCAAGACCACGAAAGTTTAGGTTCATCAGCAATCATCCTCCTTTTTTTTATCTGACCAGTAGCCTTTGGTCAGCCTGTACCACATCCTGCGGGCAAGAATTGTGGCGCATTCATCCGGGAGTTGCATTGGTGGCATCCCCTCTGTTATAGCTGGAATGCCACAATAGTACGCTGTGCCATCACAGATACCTCTTGCAACGCCCTGAAGCGTTCCATACGCACGTATGATTAGCACAAACCACGCACCACTACTGACCTTAACCCAGATGACGGTACGGCTACCACGCACTTCCATATTATAGGTTTCAAGGCGTGCGCCCTGAACCCACTGAATCGGCACTTGGAGTTGTCGGCAATGGGGGCACTGCCAGTATGATTCAGCCAACCCAGCCAGGTCAGGGCTGACATTGCGATGATGAAGTTCTGTAGCTGGGTATTGTGGTGTGTAGTGTGGTAGTAGTATGTCATGTTCAAGGAGTTGAAATAAATTCTTTGCTTCAAGTTCTTCAGACAGTACGGGTACTGCTTTGTACCCTTGGCAGATACCTTTTGCGTGACATCCTGCGTCCCAAGAAGCCCAATCAAAGGGTTGCACCTGTAAGCCCCTTGGTGGCTCTTCTTCCTCTGAACAAGGAACTACTGGAGCAAGGATGTGCCCCATTGGTAGTCCCCAGTCCGGCTGTTCACTGTGTACTCTTGTTGTAGGGTGCCAGTAGTCATATTCCTCGTGGCGATGCTCTAAGACATCGCCATGTTGTCTTTCTTCCATTTTAATCACTTCCCCTTATACCGAAGGATACCCCGCTGATGCGGAATATGCGACTATAAGCCACACCATTGTTTTTGGCAAATACAAATTTACCAACATCTGGCATAGCTATTTGGCTTTGCGCTGCTACTGCCTGCATTTCTGCAAACTCATCCTGCCACTCTTTAGGCAGGCTTCTCATTATTTCTTCTTCTTGTTTGTTCATGGTTTTATCACCTTGCGTTACTATTGTAACAATACATACAATAGTATTGATAGTATTTAAGCGTATTGGTAGGCGAAATGGCTTTACTCATAACGAATATTACTATTGGTTATAAAAAATAATAGGGTATGGTGTGCGTCATGGAACGCATCTCATCATCAACCGATTTCTGACAGGTCAGTCTATCCCCCGAAGACCTGACAGAACCTAGGCAAGGAACTGCTAATAATAGCTTTCAGAACCAAGAAGAGCAAATTCAAGGAATCAAACTATACAACTATCCAGTTCAAGCTCGGTGATCGATTGCACATAGTTTTTACGGGTTCGGAGGTTCTCATGAACCAGCTTGAAAAATACAAAGACAAAATTCCATTCTATACGAAGATAATTAAACCAGGCAAGTATTATACATTTACATAATTGTTCAAACTCTCTTCGGATCTGCAAGGAGATTTACCTTTTACCTGGAGAAATTACACTGATCAAGGGAAAGTCCTAGAGTGCAGCTCTCTATTGGATGCCCTGTGGGTGATGGGGCTGCCTTGGGCTGTAACATGATGTTACTTTTTGTTACATTAGATTGTCCTGGGCGGTTCGATCCGTAACCGCTGGTAACTTACGGTTACTGAAAATTGATTTTTGATCTCTGCCCTGGTTGTGTGCCTGGGGTCTGCGTATGCTCTCTCCCGTTGGTTGATTTTCTGCTCATTTCTGAATTTTATAAAAATTTTTTTTGAAATTTTTTAATGCGTTTTTTTCACATGAATAAGTCAAATTTGATTTATTCATGATGATGAACAATTCAAAAATGACTTATGCATAAATGAACCAGTAGCCGAGCAAAAGCCATATAAGGTATAAGGGAATAGTGGGAACTGATAGGTATCATGGACTATTTCTAAGGAATCCTATCCTATCCGGTGAAGATTCCCACCACCAACCCGCCATGATACCTATCACAAATCTGGAGGAACGGAAAATATGGAGCAACTAAATGAGAAAGACCTTAAAGAATGGGCAGTAAGCTATATGGAAACCTATAAAAACGATATACTCAGAACACATAAAGAACTTCCTGAAATACCTGAAAAACTACATTCAGAGATAGACGAAATAACAAGAAATCTGAAACAAGCACATAAGCAAGGAAAAGACCAGGGAACATTTAGGGACATAAACGGCAAACAAATTATCCTTAACCTTAAACCCTTATTTGAAACAAAGGGACACCTTGACGAAGTAACCCAAAACATAAGATTTGTCAATGAAAAACAAACTGACACAATAGATGACTTGACACTTCAAACGTATGTATGCAGACTGTTTTTATATTCGACAGGGGGTTAATATCATAGACCAGGGCTTTAAATTGGATCAACAAAAGGCAGTATGTGAGGGAGTGATAGCATGATGAGCCTTGAAGCAAAAGAAGATAGGGATACATGCGAGTTATAAAAATGGCATGGCATGAGGGTACTTGTCATTTTTGTGGGCAATTAACAGAAGTCGGTAAAATCGAATGTATGGGAATAGAAGCATGTAAACCGTGCTTCATAAAAGGGCAGAACCAACAGCGACAGAACGAACTTATTAAAAAAAGATACTGGAACTGAGGGATAAAATGAAATATAAAAAATATAACTGGGTAGGTAATCAAATTTCTGATAATGATATGTGCATACTGCATGATATCAAGGAAAAAGACGGGATACCCATAACCCAACAGGTAGCAGAAGCAGTTAAGGAATACATAACCAGAAAAAAAGAACAGCATAGAACTTTAGAGGGTACTAAAGGATGAACTGGATAGAGAAGTACAGACCACAGACCTTTACCGAGATGGTAGGGCTTAATGAAGTCCTGACAGCCATTGAGAGTTTTATACTATCAGGGGATATCCCGCATTTACTTTTTTACGGCGAAGCGGGAACAGGCAAGACCACAACGGCGCACATTATCGCCCATAAGCTGTTAGGTGAGTACTTTGAAGCGAACTTCATAGAACTCAACGCCAGCGACACAAGGGAAGAAGGGGACATGAGAAAAAGGGTGATAAGGGCATTAAAACACAAACCGATAGGGTCAGATATCAGGGTTATACTTCTTGATGAGGCAGACGGGTTAAAACCGACAGCTCAGGACATTTTAAAGCGACCAATCGAGAAGACCAGGAACACGGTTTTTATCTTTGCATGTAATGACATAAACGGCATAATCAAACCCATAAAGTCAAGATGTGCGTTATTCGAGTTCAAGCGCATAAGTGAAGCCGATACCGTAGAGGGATTAAAACGAGTAGCGGTTAAGGAAAAAGTCAGTATCCAGGATGATGTTTTACGGAACATAGCCAGGAAAGTTGATGGGGATATGAGAGCAGCAGTCAATGAACTTCAAAAGATGGCAGCACTCAATAACCGCAATTCAGAGATTGATAAGATAGTTCAGCAGTACATGAAAAACGAATCAGTAACGATTAAAACATAATATCTGGAGGAACAAATATGGAAGCAAAAACACTGTTCATCGGCGCTGACGGTGAACAGGTCGTAAATTCAGCAACAACGCAAAAGCAGATAGCAGAAGTTGAATCCCTTGAATGTGAATTAGAGGATGAACAAGAGGGACGAAAAGCAACATGGAAGGATTTTGACAATCCTGATGAGCCTCGAACCCTTTTTCAAGCTAAGAGAAAAGGCAAGAGGGATACTTAATGGATGAAAATGGGAATGGGTACGTTACGATACAGCAAAACCTGGCAGGTAAGAACGAAGGGCAGACAACGTTCAAAGTTACAGATTCAAAAAAGGTGAAACCAAGACATTATCCAGAGGAAAAAAAGGGAGGACTTGATAAATATGAACGAAATGATAATGGGAAAACCTAAGCATGTGGGCGACAGCGCAATGATTACAGACCTGGGCGATGGTATGTTAGTCCTGGGAACGCCAACCGTTGCATATAACCCCATAACGAAGCAGAATGAAAGGATAAAGGAAGTAATAAAACACCCTCAACCGACCAACTGCCCGAACTGTAAAAAAGAGAATCCGCCCGGAGTGGAAATAACATTCCTGGAAACAGGCTATTTCGTGTATGCGTGTTTTCAATGCAATCAGTTCGTATGGTGCAGGTTAAAGGGAGATGTGAAACCATGAGCAGATTATTGACAGCAGGAATTGTCACCATAGCATCCGTGATAGCGTTAATTGCATGGTTAATTTATGGTTTGCTGTATTACGTTTTGGACACTCCGCTGTGGATGAATGTGTTGTTTATGTTCATAATTGCGGGGGTGCTGATACCCATACCGTTTGTTCTTTTTCTGTATATTACTGATAAGATAATAGGTAAAAAGAAAGGTGATTGAAATGTACCAATGTGAATGCTGTGGACTTGTAGTTGATAAGATTACAGAATGGAAAGAAAACGAATGTCCAGAGGATGATATGCAACATCACTGGAAAGCAGTTGAGATATCGGATATACACCTGAAAGGAAAATACGTTATCATGAAAACAAAGGCATCATTAAACCTCGATATCATAGACTGGGTTTATTTCTGTAAGTTCGGGAACGGTTGTAATCCTGAAGCGTCAGGAACTAAAATATTTGGTCATTTCGTAACCGATCCAGAAAAGGTTTACATGCGAAGGTATGATGTTGTCAGGTTAGCTTCAGACGATGAGGTAAAACAGGCACAGGAACGGTTCAGGAATAACAAGACCTGGGCGCTTGAGAAGTGGAAGGGATATCAGGTTGATAGGAAAAAGACAGTCCTTGACATATTAAAAGAGAGAGGAGGGTTTGAATAATATGGACATTAAAAAGAAGGTTTTGGTAGCTAATTGTGATGGTTGTGGAATTTTATGTGAATTGAACATGGTTATTTTTGATGATACTACAAAAAAACTATTGTGTAAAAACTGTACTTCCATAGTGGCGACAGAACAGCAAGGTGAGAAACATGCATGAAAAGAAAGAAAATATGCCAGGTGAACTATCAAAGTACGGTCAGGAAGCGGAACTTGCAGACCGGGTAAGGACGCTGTGCAACAGGGATATCAACTACATAACCAGGCTGCGAAAAATCATAGCAGTGGATGAAATCTATCGTGAAAATAGGTTCGGATGGGGGTTTGAGGATGTTCAGTGGACAGGAGGGCATGTAAATATCCTGATGCAGCAGAAAATCATCAAGTATGGGTATAAGAGCAATTCAGCCACGCATTACAGGCTGGCAGTGGACGGGAAGGAGCTTGAACAGGTCTTAGATGAAATCGAACGTGAGCGCGCTGAAGTTGAACGGCATGAAAACTCGATACAGATACAGATACTTGACCCTGCACTCATTCAGCAGTTTGAAAAGCTATTATCTGAAGGTACTGACATGCTCGATTACTGGAATAAATGGATAAACCCGAAAATTGAGGGGATGGCGCCAGTAAAAAAGGCACTGCTTCTCAGCATGGCAAGTCACGGGGATAAGTTCGGGGACAGGGGAAGGATTCACGTACTCATGCACGGTGATCCTGGAAGTGCAAAGTCACAACTCATGAACTGGATAGTGTATCAGATCGGAGCTAAGTTTTGCAGCCAGCGTACTTCAAAGGTGGGTCTTACAGCAGATGCGAGCGGGGATGAAATTGTCCTGGGCGCACTCCCCAAGGCGCATAAAGGTATCATCTGCATAGACGAGCTTGATAAGTTCTCAGATAAAGACAGACAGGGGCTTCTTGAGGCTATGGAGGAAGGAAAGGTGCAAATAGATGTTGGCAAACATTCGGCACTCCTGGATGCTGAGGTTCGGGCGATAGCAGCAGCCAACCGCTTAACACATTTCAGCCCTGAACTCCTGGACAGGTTTGATTTCAAATTTGAGTTGAAGGCTCCGGTGGGAGAAAATGAGAAAAAGATAACCTGCTCCATTGTGGATCACTGGTTTGAGGATAAAGAGGGATATGATGGTTTTGACCTGAAGAACTACCTGAACTGGATCAGGGATTTTGAGCCTTCAATACCCAGGGAAGTACGTGATAAGGTAAAGACGCTGATGTGCATGTACATAGACCTCGATGAAGGTATAAGGGGCAGTCCAAGGCGCAAGGAGAGTATCTTGAGGGTAGCATTTACCATAGCGAAGCTTCACAGGCGCAACGTTGAGGTAAAGGACTTCCTTAATGCGATCAAGACACTGAACCCGAACTTGAACGGCGGTAAGATGCAGGCACTTGAACAACTGGCAGCTATTAGTTAATCTGGTGAAAAATGAACCGTCAGGAGATAAGGAAACAATATGGGCTGACTGAAAAGGAATTTGACGTACTGGCATTTGCTTATGAACAGGGTTATTTTGAACCCGGCTCATCCAGTTCTTTTAAACCAAAGAATTTACCGTCTATCAGAGAAATGGCATGTTCACTTGGGATAGATGAATCAACATTAAGCCATCAATTAGCAAATGCCCGGAGAAAGATTCTTAAACGAGTATGCACGGAACTATTTTGCCATGAAACCTGAAATAACTGAGGCTGAAAAGCACATGCGTAAGAAGCACAGTGTTAGTATTGAGGTTGTGGGGAATGAGGAACTTACGATATGCAAGACCTGTAAAATGGTCTTGGTCACTAAAAAAATAGATGTGTCATGAATGGATCCTAAAATAGAAGCTGGACTTGAGTTAATTGCTGCACTTGGCGCCATTGAATTAAAACCCGTTGAAATTGGGGATCTTCTTTACAATCTGATAACAAGGGACTTCAAAATAATAGATGAAATCCTGAAAATAGCACAACAAGAGGGGCTTTTACAACGAACTGGAAAAACCTATTTAATGACACCCGGGGCAACACAGCTTAAGTTTGAAAAACCAAAAATCGTTAAGCAGAATGAGAATACCAATTGTAGATTATGTGGAAAAAGGATCTCTACAGGGTATTACGTGGTATTCAAATCGCATACAATCGGTCCTTATGGGTCGTCATGCATTCGGAAAATACACCTTGAACATTTAATCTGTTGATGCTCCATGACCATTGGCATAATAAGTGATATTTTAATATATATATACCATTAAATGTATAATCATGAGTATGAACAAGCAGCCAATTCACACAACATTATCGAAAGAGTGCAGGGATTGGATCCGGAAAGAATCCGGAGAGACAAAAAAGTATGAAGGGGAAATTATTGAGGATGCCGTTGATTTCTACAGAAAGAATAAAACAGTACTTGAAGAATATAAACAGGCCCGGGTTTTTATCAAAGAGATTGTGGAACAGGAACTTATCGATGATTTCACAAGGGCACAACCACTTCTAAAGAGATTAATTGATGAGGAAATTAAAGACCACGTACATAAGTGAATATCATGCCCGTCATTCCACAGCCAGACATTTTGTTACGGTAAGGCTTTGAGCCACCTTACCAACCGGCACACCATTATAGCCTTTCGGCATCATCCGGGGTACACCCTTGCAGTCGGGGCTTTGTCAGGTATTTTGGGTATCGTAATGTTAGTACACCATTGATCCTGATGCATATTAAATTTGTCTGTGCGGGTCCCGGATAAAAGAGTATTCACTTTATCACTTCTGTACACCGTCAGGCATTGCCATGATAATCTTTAGAGCTGCTCCGGATCGGAGCTGGCCAGGACTGAAATCTTGCCGCGATATCGCTAAAATATTGACCCAAATGTGATAAAATCCAGCTCACAATTTGCCTGAATAGGACAATCCTCATTTTATCCCTCAGCCAGGATCCTTGTTTTAATGGATCTTCCCCCGGCTTCACAGGGAAGAGGAAAATCATCCCTCTCATCTCCGGAGATTAACCCGGAGAAGGGGCTTTAGCCCAGGGCTGATTTTAAAACCCTTATGGGTTTTCTAATACTATGCAATCCGATTATTCCCTTAAGGGTTTTCATCATATTGCATTGCAGTTGAGACGCTTTTTAAGTGTTTCAATTTCTGCCTATGGTTGTCTGGAGGAACTGCGGGATGATCACCTGAAGGAGATTATCCACAGCCCCTTGATAATCATCAATGATTTCTATACATTTATCCTTTTCGATTCACTTCACATCAGCAAAATCAAATACTGGATGGCTTTGTCCGGATTCATCGATCACATAAGTATTCGCAAAGCAGAACAGGCCGCCCAGCGTATAATTACATGGACTTTTCTTTTTCTTATCCCAAATCGTCCCCACGTCCTCTTTAGGTATCCTGGTATCATATCTGCCAATGCATGAGAAATATACTACCTGTCCAGGATCGAAATCATCAGATAATATTTTCTTATCCCTGAGTTCTATGAAATCAGCTATAGTCTGCACATGGCCACAGTTCAAGCATTTCCATTTCCACTGCTTCTTATCCGTGCCGAACAGCCTTTCACCCTCGGCAAGCCATTCTTTAAGAGTGATATTTTTCGTTTTAGGTCCTTCAGCCATCTTCTCATTATTCATTTCTGGACCCTCTTATACCCCTGATCCTTCCATATCTGCCAGTCGATAAGTGCCCTCTGGATTGAATCTACAAGTGTGAGTTTGTAATAATCAACAGGCTCAGGGTGATCCTTTTTGTTCTGCATAACCCCGTGCTCTTCATTGAAAAATACCAACTCTTCCGGGTGTGGGTCCTTGAGATCTCCCGGCTTCCTGGGGAGCTTCGCGGCCTGTACAAAGTCATTTATGTAAACCTTAAACCCGAGATGTTCACCTTTGCGCGTAATATCTACAACTTCTATAGTCAAGATCATTTTTGCCATATACTTTCACCTTTCCAAGCTTTATACATGATATGTAACAGTGCAGGCAGGACCAAAACATAAACCTGGTGAGGTAATGTACCGCCCCCTTTTACTCCTGAAACTATGTTTCCCACCTGCAGGTCATACACCAGTATCAATAAAAGCAACCCGGATACCAGGTACATTACAAGGATCAATATTCTTCGTCCTGTACTCATCACACATTACGATGATTTGGGGTGTATTTAATACTTATGTTTTATGTTAGTAACGATGTATTACATCTAAAAACCTGCAAATTTTCTACAAATTATTACTTAGAAAACATAGAAAACCTTATGAATTAATTAATTCATAATTATGAATCTAATGCCAGAACCTATTTTCTTAACCACGCAGACAGGATATAAGATCCGGATCCTCAGTCCATCCGATTATGACAAGATATGCCAGCAAATAGATAAACCTTACTTGCTGACGATTCTGAATGTGTGCCTTTACTCGGGTATGAGGTATGCTGAGGTCATAAGATTTTACAATCACCCTGAATGGTGGCAGAAATCCAGAAAGGTCATACACCTTCCAAAAGAAGCTAATAACAAGGCGAAAAGGCAAATGCCTGAGAGATATATTTCTCCGGTTCCACCGCAGCTCGAAGGTGAACTGCCTTATTTTTTCACGAATAAGAAGCCCCCGACACTCCAAACATGGGATGATAATCTGAAAAGGTGGGCTGACCATGCAGGTCTTGGTATAAAAGGAATAACTGCAAAAATGACAAGAGCTACTATTGAATGCTGGATGCTCGCAACGAGATTTCAACCCTATGAAGTGTGTTTACGGCAGGGGCATACACAACTTACGGCCCTGCGTCACTATATGATTATACCTTCAATATTCACTGAAACTGAGAGAATGGAAATTAGAAAGAAATTGGTGGGATGGGAGCCAGTCCAGTAAAATGAGACCAAAAAGATACGGTCCCCTGAAACGAGAGCGCAGGCTGAGGCTTAAGAGAAAAGCCAATGCCAGGTTTAAGAGAAGGCACCCGTCCCACAGGATGAAATACGGTCATAATTTCGTGGAGAATAAGGTCTATGATAGGAGCAATCCGGTATGTCTAAAATGTGGTATGAAAAGATGACAGCAAAAACAGTAATCACAGGAGAAAAGCCCTTCTCAGCACCAACTGAATACACTTTCAGAAATGCAGAAGGGGATGAGATCAAGGTTGAGGATCATAACTACCGGCAGGCCAGGGACAAGCTGAACAAAATTACTGGAAACAAAAAGGGGTATAAATTAATCCAGAGGCTTCTATAACAGTTATAGCAGCCATAACATTTATAGGAGCTATAGGAGTTATAACTCCTATAGGAGGTATAGATGAGTGATAAAACAACGATAGAGGTTAGCAGGGAAATCCGTGACTGGATCGCCAGTCTTGGATCCAAGGGTGAAAGCAATGACACCATATTAAAAAGAGTAAGAGAGGTTTACAAGACCAACAAACTGACTGAGGCAGTGGTTGATCAGTGGGGCAAAGCATCGATAAGCAGAACCAAAGCAGGTCAAACAATAGAGTACCGCATTAAACCAAAGAATTAAATATTATCAATGATAATCATTATGGTGTAGTAGATTCCAGTCCGGGTATCTTCGCCTTTAGTACCCTCAGTCTCCTTCGACCCATCGTTTTAAAAGGTGCCCGGACACTACACACAATCATCTCTTTTTACCGCGCCCACACGCGACCCCGCCTGATACTGACGCTCCGATACTTCGGAATATTGATCTACCTTCGATATTTGTCACTGCTGCTGCTGGTTGTATTGTAAATCCTGTCAAATATCTTCTCGATGTGTTCATGGGTTGTTTGACTGTCCAAGAATTGGCGACATCATCATACTTCTCAGTAACTGATTGGTTGCCACCTTGATACCCGCCTGCTGTGTATCCGTAGCCGTCCAGTGAAAATCCAGATATACCCCATCTCGCTGTGTTCAGGTCGGTTTTCGGTGTCCATGTGTTAGCAACATCATCATACTTCTCAGTAGCAGGAGTGAAACCAGCGATCCCGACTAAAGTACCACCTGCTGTGTAGCCATATCCATTAAGTGAAAATCCTGCAAGACCAATTCTGGCTGTGTTCAGATTTGCTTTAGGTGTCCATGTGTTGGCGACACCATCATACTTGCCAGTAATCGCACTTTTAACACCTAACTGTCCTCCTGCTGTGTAGCCATATCCGTTCAGTGAAAACCCTGCCAGTAATGCCCTTGCTGAGTTCATGTTAGCTTTATTAGTCCATGTATCTGCGCCCTCATCGTACTTTTCAGTATTTGCAAGGGCGCCAGCATCATATCCACCTGCTGTGTAGCCATATCCGCTAAGTGAAAATCCTGCAAGACCATATCTCGCTGTGTTCAGGCTGGCTTTTGCAGTCCAGGTGTTTGCGGCATTATCATACTTCTCAACAACTGCATTGGTCCCCCATCCACCTGCTGCATAGCCGTATCCATTAAATGAAAATCCTGCCAGTTCCCCTCTACCTGTGTTCATGGGCTGTTTGACTGTCCAGGTATTTGCTACACTATCATATTCCTCAGTAGTGGTGATATTATCATCTCCACCTGCGGTGTAGCCGTAGTCAGTCATAAATTCAAATCACCTGAAGCCTGATCGTCTCCGGTTTCGGCTTTGGCATAAGCTGATACAACGGCTGAGCAAGCGCATAAGGTACATTTCCTATCAAAGATAAAAGCGGAAATACACCGGCTGCCGCAGCCTCATGCAATTTCATAACATCGAGCAGGCCCCAGCCTGTGATCGTGTTAAGCGGCTGCCCTCCGGTCCGTGCGAACAGTTCTTCAAATAATGCCCTGTTCCTGGGTACTCCCGCGCTCAGGAGCAGAGCCAGGGCGCCGGAGACTATTGGCGTAGCCATAGATGTTCCTGCCATTGCCGAATAACTGCCGCGCTTCCCGGCTGCAAGCAGCAGCTCCGCAAGACCAGGTGAAAGCACGTTCCCGCCATAAGTGCTGATATCTGGTTTGGGTACTCCGTCAAGAGTGGGTCCCTTGGATGAATACGTTGAAGGTGAACCGTTTGAAGGGATCTGCATGGCAACCGCGCCAACACCGATACTCAGGGCTGCACATGCCGGGCTTCCTATGCTCAGGGGCGAGAATGAGTTTCCTGCTGCAGTAACGAACAGAACCCCGCTCCTGGAAGCCAGCTCGTTCAACGTCCTTGAATCCGGACTTAAGTTCGTGCCGAACAGGGAACCCAGGGACATACTCACGATATCCGCGCCGAGTTCAACCGCCCTCTCCATGCCGCGCACCACGTCAGCCATGCTCCCGGATCCTTTATCGCTCAGGACCTTCAGGATGATCAGCTTGGCTTCCGGCGCCACACCGAATATCTGACCCTGGGGCGTATTGACAGGAACACCGGCTATTGCAGATGCAACCCACGTTCCATGCGAATGAGCGTCAGTAGGTGATTCACCTTCAACCATGGATTCCGCTTTTATGATGTTGGGCTTTATCATTGGATGATCCAAATCACAGCCGGTATCGAGCACTGCCACTTTAATGCCCTTTCCAGTAAATCCGAGTTCGTGCATTTTCAGGGCACCGATCATCTCAACTGCCCTGGAAATCGGTATTGTCACGGATTCCGGGTATGCTGTCGCTAATGGGTACATGATACCTCACAGCGCATACGTGGGTTCATCATACGAAACTTCCTTCACAAACCCCTGGGATGCTATTGCCTGGATAACTGCGCTGTTTCCCCACCCGTATATCAGTGGAAGGGTTTTACTGACGTATTTTATCCTCATTCCCATACCCTGAAGCGGTCCCTGTTGATCTGCCGGGCTGCCATACACTTCAACTATGATAGGTGTTTCAACTTCAGGTCTGATCTTCTGTAAAACTTCATTTAATCTCTGCGATATTGACATAATCAAGACTCCAATGCTTTAATCACAGTCGCTAATGTTGATAAGGTTTTTTCAGCGATCTTCAGTTTTCTTCCTCTTGTATATATCTTTATAGTAGCCAGTTACTTCTTTTGATTTTAAGAATACTTCACTATGACGATTTACGAGCTCTGGGGTGTTGAGTGCTTTCTTAGTCCAAAATTCCTCTTCTTGTTTTTCTTTATCATCTTTACTGAATTTCATCTTTGGTTCTAATTCTTGCATTATATCCCAGAAAGCCCACATTTCTTTTAGCACATCATTGATTCTCTTTTTTATACAGACAATAGCGAACTCATTTTCTTCTATCTCGACCTTAGTGTATTCTATAATAGAGTCGTTTTTTGAAGTCTGGATTTTTGATTTGATTTCACTATCTAACTGAGAATTATTGTATTCGATTTCATCAATATTGGCTTTTAGTTCTTTGGTTTTAGCAATCTTTTTTCTGTACTCATAGTGAGAAATAATGATATTCTGTATGCGAACCCACAGTTCAAGTTTGGCCTGCCACCATTTACTATCAACTGTTGGAAACTCTAAATCACCAAGAACAAATTTGTGTATTTGAAATGCGGTCATGCCTTGTGGAACTGTACTGAACATTTCAAGTATTTTCTCACACAGTTCCTTATTTTCTTTTTTTTCTATCAGATCAAGGCTTATCATTTTCAATTTAATCCACCCACGCAATGAATATCGTTGCAGTGGTCGCCGCAGCCTTTGTCCAGAAAATATCCCTGAATCTACTGCCCTCGATCTTCAGCCCGGCGCTGGCGTCAATCGAATCATTGTTGTTCTTATCCAGCCTGAAACTCAGGGTCCCGGCTGCCAGGGTCAGCACTGTGATGGTATTGGCTTTCCACGTTCCCACACTTGCGCCCCTGAGCGTAATTGCGCCCTGGGCAAGATTAGCCAGTGCACCAGCTCCAAGCGTTATCACGGCATACGGCTGTATTTTGGTTATGTACGCCATCGCTACCGCCTCTTACAGAAATCTTTTTTCTCAACTGCTTCCTTTTGAGCCACCGAAACTGTCCATGGCTGCTCCTTTCCCTGCTGCAATGCTATAAGGTTCTGCAATAGCTGTACTATCTGCAATGTTTGGATGTCCATGTTCTGTAATGATGAGGGTATGATCTCGCTCAGCACCGTGAACTCATCAAGGTTAGTCTGCGGTATCCTCATTGCAGTGAACGATACATACAGATCGTTGGGCTGGCTTTCATTCGTATAATCAAGAACGAGATCCACTTCAGCCATCTTCGGCGGCATTATAGGTACGCGGAAAGCATTTTTCGTAGCTTCTACCCTGAATTTCAAACTCGTATCATTGTCAGGCAGCACGTTCACCTTGACGAAGCCGGGATCTGCGTAGGCGATCACATCAAAAAGAATGAAGTTATCAGTTTCAAGCATTTGTTGCAGTGCTACACCATCTACCGCATCACCCAGGGATAGCGTATCAGTATCATCAGCCACAAGCGATTCCTCGAATGTAACTGTTATAAATTTCCCCTTTAACTTTTCCGATATGTACCATCCGAACAGAGTATCTATCATATGAACCCCTCTTGAATCGTGAGTATCTGACCTGCTGTTAAATTCACTTTCTTTGATATTGGCGTAAAACCCTTTAAACTGATTGTAATTGTATGGGTTCCAGGAGTTACTTCTTTATATACTGGCGGCGGGCCTATAATAGTTCCATCTATCCGTATCTCGATAGAGTAAGGTACTCCCGGAGGCGCTGTCACTGCCGGGATATCTATTATCCCGGGTACCTGTTCTGCCGGTGGCAAAACAGGAATTGATATTATGGGAACTTCCGGTATTGTGGGTATTGTGACTACAGGCACATAGGGCTGCAGCGGTAACGTCAGCGATATCTCGCGTATCTTTTCACGCTCTATCCTCTGCGCTTCAAGTTGAGCTAAATATGATTCCCGTTCCTTCTTCAGCCTCTCCAGGACATCGGGTACTGCCCTGCTCACTGTAATGGTCTTACAGTCCCGCGCTTCACCGTATTGTGAACACTGGCTGCTTTTGGGTATGCTGACGCATATCTTGTGGGTTCGAGATGGTTCTACTGTGGCTGTCCAGGGAAATGATACAAATCCACCGCTCGTAGTACCCCTTGAAATTTCTTTCCCGTCCACAAGGAATATCGCAGTCTCGCCGCTGCTTGGAGATGCTCCGCAAACCACGCTTGCAGTTATGGTCACATCCATACCGTCAAACGCTTCCAGGGCTGCACCGGCGGGATATGTTAGTATCTTAATGATTTTACCCATTTCAGGAGGAGGGCACGTATTTCCTGTTGGCACCCACCTGTTAATGCCTGTGGTCGGATCTTTTTCGCATTTCTCTATTACTATTTCAGTACCGTCAGGACAGCCGATTTTTCTTTCCTGACCTATCTGGCATACCTCTATCACTACCTCTTCAATAAATGCAATATCCGTTATAGTGACTGTTTCGCCAGATTCCACATAGACTTTCCTGTAAATATTTGCCATTCCCTTAAGCTCAACAGTGATATTATGAGTCCCTGGATCTACTTCTTTTGATATTGGCGGCCCGCCTTCTAATATGCCGTCTATTGAAATGTTGATGGGGTATGGTATTTTAGGTGGTTTTGGTATTGAAGGGATTTTAATTATCCCTTTTAGAAATTCAATAATTTCCTTTACTAATGCAGGTACGTTAATAAATGCAGGGAGTATATCGCAGTCAGGCAGTTTTGATTTTATATCTATTTTATGACTATCTTTAAGTGCAGCAGTGCCGAGTGGAAGTGATCGTATTATAGATAGAATATCTATGTTTATACTTCCATCTTTGACCACCGTTCTGGTCGTTCTTTCAGTACCATCTACAAGTATCGACAGGGTCATGCTTGCCGGTAAACTCTTGCCAGTTACGGTTACAGGTACAGGTATGCTGCCAGGCAGTGAAGGTTTGCTTATTATCTGTGTAAGATCTTCAAAATCCCCGATATTGATAATTCCTGAACACGGCGGTAATAAACTTGGTATCTCAAAAGACTCGGCTGGAATTTTGCAGTCTCTGAGTTTATCGTTATTAACTTTTATATCAACTGTATGTTTGCTACTTAGTGCACTTACACCGAGCCCATCTTTTATTATTTTCAGTATATCCATACTGTTTTCACCCTTATAAGACTCCCAATCAGCGACTTTCCTGCCGTCTATACTAATCACTAAGGGTATGGTGGGCGGCAATGTTGCTCCAGAACCAGCCGTTATTGTAAATGGTATTGGTATTGTGCCTGGCAGTGACGGCTTGCTTGATATATCTTGCCAATTAGGCAGATTGAAGATCATACTCCCTAAGCATGGTACCTCTGGCGGCGCGGGTAGTGTAATCGTCTTTCTACCAACCCATTCACACACCCCGAATTTAATTACTGCCTTTACTTCAACTGACTTACCCATTGCCGCTAATAATGCTGGTATATCAGTCAGTTTTTTAGTAGAAGTAAAACTTAATGGAGCGCCGGTAAATGTTCCGCTGCCAATTTCAACATTGTTTACGTAAATGGTAAACGGCATACCTGTGGGTGTGATTGTTTTGTATCCAGGAACGTTAATCGATATGGGATCAGACCATACCCTGGGTATTAGGTTTAAGAAGTCTGCATTTATAGGAAAAGTCCCGCTTACGCATGGGATATCTATTTTACCCTCAAAGACTACGATGTCTGTAGCAAATTTCCATTTACTATACTGTCCGAAACCATTTCCAAAATCAACATTATATTGTTTAACTCTAAATTCATACGTGATACCAACCCACCAGGGCATAATGGATATACAGGAATAAGTAATACCTTTCAGGTCTGCAAAGGCTGATAATGATTTTACAGTTAGCCCCATTGATGAAACTCTACCCTCTACAGTTGCACCAGATACAGGTAAATATAATGGTAAAGATGTGTTTGTTGGTTTAGCTATAGCAACTATAAATACTGATTTTGCAGCGAATCCACATGGATCGGGCATTGCTTTCAGCGCCGCAGCTATATCAACTGTTGCCCTGTCAGCTCCGGGCACTTGCGAAGGAATTGGAAAACTAACCATGTAACACTATTATTGACTGATTAATACAAAAATATATCTATATCAAGAGATGGGATATTTTACCTTTGCAGGTATCCCGACAACAGCATTCTCGCCTACAGTGAATTATTTATACCATATTAGTGTTATGTATTACATGTATGGGTGAAAACTTAGAATACATTACAATTAAAATCCCCAAAAAGATATATGAGGCACTTAAAAAACTCAGGATACATAGACCTGATATTGGCGAAAATGTTTACGAGAAAACCTTTGCGGTTGTGTTGATGGATTTAATCAATAAAGGTGATAAACAAATGATAAAAATTAAAGAGTCGGAAATAAGGTCAATGGCAGAAAATTATGCCAGTGAACTCAGAAAACTTGACATTGGATTGACTGAGGAGGTAATAGGTAAACTTGAAAAATTAGCGTATGCCTCGTTAATCAAGTCGTATGAAACACCAGTTCGGCTATTTGAAATTGTTTATGAGTAGGTGAAATAAATGAATCAGAATACTATATATTTTATAATACTGATTATAGAAATCATAGTATTAATTTTGTTTTATGCTTATATGTTATCATCGGTACTTGTGCTAAGTGAGTGGAGAGAACGTATGGAGAAAAAGGGGTGGAAATTCGGATAATAGAACCCCGGTGCAGACATTCAAGATATTAGATTAATGTACTAATCTCACAGGTATCCCAACAGCAGTTGCCCCGGCAGGTACATCCTCTTTTACCAGGCTGAAAGCACCAACTTTAGCGTTCTCACCTATAACCACTCCGGGAAGAATGACGCTGTGTGATCCGATCTTGCATCCTTTCTTCAATACGATAAGACCCCAGGTATCATCTATTGAGTTCTCACTGTAAATTGAAACGTGCGATCCTATCTGCACATCATCCTCGATAACTACACCATGCCTTGCATTGATATAAGTTCCGAAACCGATATCAGTGTATTTGCCTAACTTGAAAAGGTCAGGATATTGAACAATCCAGCCCCATTCAGTAGGTTTCATGTGCACTATTACAGGCTGCTTCCAATTATTTTTCCAGTGGTCAGAGCGTTTCATCTAAAAATCCCTTTATTAAATTCGCTATCCTGTTTGATGCCTGCCCGTCATGAGCAAAAATTGGCACAGGTGTTCTTCCTTTATTCCTCAACCCGACCATAACGATCTGATCTGCCCGGAGAAGCTGTGTGGCCTCATAAATCGCGGCAGAGCTATTTGTTATGAACACACAGCAGTTCATCATGAGATAGAGATACAGGTCATGCTCGCACCTGTCAAGATAAATCACATCTACTGATTCAGTCTCGATCCTTGTGAAAATAGTATTATCTACGTGGTCATCTCCGTTTCCCCGGACCTGAACGAATTTGTGGCTTTTATAGAAAGATGCTTTGTCAAGGACTTCAGCTATCAGCCTTTTATCATCCCCATACGTTTCTGAATTTATTGATACCAGTACGAACCCACCTTTCTCATTCGGGAAGTTGAATTTACGGTCACGGTACTTGTTTTTTATCACTTCCGGATTAATGCTGTCAAAGTGTGTTGCACCGACTGTATGCGCGTTTGATGCAAGACCTGCCCCCATCATCATCCTGCGAACATTTGCAGTTGATTCATCACATGAGCAGAACTGTATCTGTGAATACAGGGTTATTGCGTGCCTGTGGATATCGTCAAACGTGGCTACAGTATTTTGATCACCGGCATAGAGATGTCCTACCGGGATCCTGTTATGAAACGCAGCAAGTACGCCGCCCATCTGCTCAGGCCTGTCTGCAACAGCCAGGATGAATTTAACATCTGGATACCCGGTGCCGTCATTCAATGTACTGTTTACCTTATTGTAAGATCCTGTTATGTCATTCTGAGGTATCCCGATTATCCAGGGATCCATGTCAAGTTTATTCAGCTCATCGATCACCGGCTCTATAAGATGCTGCTCAGAGCTGCATGAAGATAATATCCCGATCATTTCTTTATCACCAGTCCATCCATTACCGCTTCCGCTATCCTGAAATCCCATATATGGTCAATATCAACAGACTCTTTTTCATCAACTGTATATACAGCCATTCCGGGCATCCAGATATTTGAATTTTGGTAAAAACTATCCCTGTTAAAAATATAGAATGCCCCACAGGGTTTAAAATCAGGATTTACAGCTACAAGACAGGGATATTTGTTGCTATAATATTGGTGTATGGCATGTTTAAGCGTTGATGGTTGAAGGGTGGGACTTGTGGGCTGTAACAGGCAGATCGTGTCATATTTAAGTTCCTGGTGTGCTACCTGCTGCATTACTTCACGTATTACGTCCTCTGTTGAAGCATCATCATCAGACATTTCAGGAGATCTCTTTAATCCTAAAATATTTGACTTTGGAAATAATAATTCTATCTTATCTAAAATCTCGTTATCATCAGTTGATACCGCGATATTGTTAATCCCAGCATTCAGGGCTATATCTACTGTATTTCCCCATAATGGAAGCCCACCAACACTTAACATCATCTTATTCTTACCTGGCAGCCTCTTTGATTCCCTGCGTGCCGGGATGATCGCAAGAACATTACCAAATCTTTCTACCATTTTACCTCCCAGAAATCTCCATTATCAACTGCTTTCTCACTGTCAGCCCACAGTTTCTCAATATCCTTTTCACCATCCCTCCTGCCGGTGATTGTTATCTCAGCTCCGGGATACCTTTTCTTCAATTCTTCAGCTATACAATATGTTTTCATAGCTGGAATAATTGTGGTATGCCCGAACTGGGTTGCCCCAACAAGCCCAATAATCATAATAGCAACTTTTTCGGTTTCGATAAAATGACGGATCATCATATTGTTTGTAAGCGTAAGCGGTTTGCCCTGTTTCATCTGTTTCTCCCATACCTCGAACACATTACCCTTACTATGCCAGAAATTACCAGGGCGAATTATCGTGAATTTGGTTTTATTCTGGATCTTCCCGGCCCACTTTATGATATTTTCTCCCATGAGCTTTGTAGCGCCATAAGCTGTAGTGGGATGCACTGCTTTATCACTGCTAACAAATATGAAATGCCTAACCCCCTGTTCGATTGCTGATAATACGAGATTCTGCGTGCCGGTTACGTTGGTGTTTATCAGCTCGGGAACGTTATACTCAGTCACGTTTATGTTCTTCATGGCAGCGGTGTGAACGCATACATCAACCCCTTTCATTGCCAGCATGACACGGCTAAGGTCCCGGATATCCCCATAAAGAGTCCTGGTATCCGGGTACATTTCTTTAAGATCGGATAAACCGGCTTCATCAATATCAAGTACCCTCACAGTACTGTTCGGTAATCTCTGAACTATCTGCCTGCCGAGTGATCCGGCGCCGCCGGTGATCAGGAACGTTGTCAAAGTATCACCTTTTCAATCTCCCTGGTTAATCTGACAAGTTCTTTGAGTTCTGAAAATGTGATTGATACAACATCGTCTATTGGCCTGTAGTCTTTAGGATATTTATCCTGCTTAACATGGACCTCAATGTAGTTTGCTCCCCGCGCTGTGGCAGCCAGCGGTACGCTGATTGATGGGTAATGGTTGCTGTATCCATTAAATAAACTATCTCCAAAATCAGCCGGGAATGCTATTTCTTCGAGTGATGGTGGGTATTTGGGTATGCAATAAATATAATGTATCCTGGCTGGATTAAATTGCACTTCTGGCTTTTTTTCATACATTAAGTGCTCTAAATATGCTTTATCGCATGATAATAAGATTTTCTTGTTTGTTTTAAGTACGGCATTTATTAAATTATTATTACATCTGTCTGCATACCGTATTTTGTACCTTTTCACTCCAACAGCTTCAAGCATATCCACAGCTTCAGGGTACATTGGAGTTGCGAAAAACTCAATACCACATTCATCAGCCGTATTTTTAAGGAACTGGAAATACTGCTGTTTATGGATCAAGTTAAGAAGCTCTTTTTCCCTTGGATGACCTTTTATATGACTTTCCTGAAACACCTGGAACTTTACCCCGTCTGCGCCTGCATCTTTAGCAAGACCAATCATCCTTTTTGCTTCACTCATTTTCCTGAAATTAACACCTATCTCAGCAGCTATGAATACCATGCTAATTACCTCCATCGGGAGTACCGCAGCCATATACCCTGTTGAAGTTGTTTATAATACCAACTATCTGCTCATACGGGCAGTCAAAATATGATGGCAGGCAAACAATCGTGTCATAAACCAGTCTGGTATTTTGCAGAAGTCCTATCCTGCTTTCACTCATGGGTTCATAATATTTCTTGGTTTCAATACAGTCAGGTATCTTGAGATCTGTGAGCATCCCTATTGTGTTGTGGTTGCTGTGCCGGTCTGTTTTCTGGAATATGCCTTTAAGGTTCTTGCTGTAATAATTGAATACCTGTTGCTTGAATTTCATCACTTCATCGATGTGCGTCAGGTATGCAAGCCCGAATATTGCATGAATTTCACTCATCCTTGACACTTTATCCCTTATTGCTGTTATCCTGTCAGCCAGATCAAAATCGTCAGTTAAGATCATGCCGCCTTCTATGCTCGTTATGATCTTCGTTGGTGCCAGGCTGAGAACTGTGGCATCACCAAAATCCTTTATTCTGGATCCAAGACTGTGTGCCCCGTCATATATTTTATAGTCACTTTCTATCTCACAGACATTACCGAAAGTGTGAACAGGCATAACCATCCTGTACTTTCCATGTTGCATTGTCCATGTGTCAGGATCAATATCAACGAAAACGCATGTTTTCCCTGCTGATTCTATTGCGTACTTTGAGCTGTACCACGCAAATGCAGGGGTTATTACAGAATTTGCCGGTACTGGATGTACCCTGTACAAAGCCTGCAACGCGATCAGGAGTCCCTGGGATGCTGATGATGTGGCTATAGCGTGCCCGACATCATATCGGTCTGCTATTGTTTGCTCGAGATCTCTGACGTTCTTTTTGTTCGATATCATCCCGGTTGTCATGCAGTCATCAATTTTATTTATCACTTTTTCCAGTTCATCACCGGGTAACTGCATCGGTCTGTGAAATGGGATCTTCTCTGATTCCATAAAATTCCCCTATCTGCATCTCGATTCTAAAAATTCTTTCAGATACATATACTCAATACCCTTACCGTGCAGGGCGCCGCCTTCAGTGCAGTTGTACGTTACGCATGTTCCCCTTTCTCTAAATGCTTTAATCCAGATAAGGGCTGTAGTTTTGAATGTCTGGTATATATTATCTATTCTGTAGGGTGTCTTAAAAAACGGGTGTCTGCCCTCTCTGAACGCTTCGTGCACCCTTTCTTTTCCGATAGACCTGAGATACTGACCATAGGCTTGGGTTTGTTCTATCGGCGTGTTAATTTTATAGCTCATATCCATACCGACCATCGCTATCTCTTTGCAGCCCATAAATGCAGCCATGTTCCACGCAAGCATCCCACAGTTCCCTCCTGCATTAATATCCGAATTTCCTGTAAAATCAGCCATTAGAGATGTCGCATTAGGAAGTATCTCCTGCGGGATTGATGGAACGAAGAAATATATGCCGTTTGACCAGGCATCGACTACTTTTTTATGTGTGCTGGTGGCAAAAATCCCTTTCATATCGTGTAATTTAGCCTGGCAGTTGTTATACTGCCTGAGCGTATCGTTATCAAAAAACTGATATATCTTTTCACTGCCGTCCACCACACAGGTAAAATCCCCGATACCCCATTTCAGGCAGGGTTCAAGTACCCTGTCAGCTATAAGTATCACCCCATCGAAACGGTCCCTGTACTCTGAGATAAGTTTAAGGTGGTCTGTATATGAAGCATTGTCATACAGAGACGGTCCTGCGCCTATGACTATAGCGGTTTTTCCAGCATGTATATTTCTCAGTTCTCTTATATCATGCTCCCGCTTTATACGTTCAAGGTTATCAGCTATGTTCTTAACCCAAAGAGGAGCGAGATGAAGTGCAGTATTAACCCCGAGCTGCTGTACATCAGAATCGTTCGGGTCAAGGACCATTAACGAGCGAACCATCGGTGAGTATGTGTTCAATAGCTTGAAAAATGTACGCACTGTAACTTTATTATCCGGGAACTGCTTGTTATGCGATTTTATATTGTTTATAAATTCTTTCCAGTCCTCATCAGCTACATTTTTTATTACGTGGTTGCTGCTTTTTTTTGCCGCCATTTAAAAATCCCTCTTTGGGTATATACCACAGGTATATACCATTTTCAATAAGATATACTATTCGATACTAATTATGATACTCAACAATAAAAAAAGGTAAACCCCTGATTGTTTCAGGGGATCACATATCGTAGTATTGCATGAAGACCCGCGCACTGCCTTTTGAGGTCTTCATATTTACGTAGCTGCTCGCCGCAAAACTGAACAGTGGACGGTCTGGATCGGGTACGCTGTTCGGGAACTGATCAACGCCGTCAGCCGGGAGCTGTACTGAGTATTTCTGTGTTGCGCTTGCAAGTGCAACCGTGCTTGTGTTGGCGCTGTTCGCTGCAGATGCAATGTACAATACGTTCTGCTGACCTGCAACGTTGTTCACTCTTGCCAGGGTGACGTATCTTTTCATCCCTGCCGGTACTGCTCCAAGACCGAGTGTGGCTACCGCCGTGGCAATGAGCTTAGACATCGTTTTTATGTCGTAGTTCTTTACTTGGCCCATTTAAACCTCCTTACTGGTCATAGTACTGTGCTAACACATTCACTGGCGATGAGAAAGTCGCTGCTGATGCACAGAATGCTGTGAACCATTTGCTTGCTGCAATTGTGAACAGTGGATGCTCTGTGTTTATCTTTTGCGGGATCTGGGCTTCAGATGCATCTGCTGTCGGCGCAGATGTTAATACTACCTGGAGTTTCTGTACTGCAGAGGCTAACGTAAGCGTAGATGCTGTATTTGATGCTGCACCGCTTGCGAATATTACCTTTGCGCCCTGGCCTTTCTGGTTAGTGGCTGCCTTTTCAACCCGCACGAAGGTAACATATCTCTTCATGCCTGCTGCCACAGATGACCCTATTACGGCCCTTGTTCCTTTCGTCATGGTCTTTGCGACCGTTTTTATATCAAAATTCTTTCCTGATGCCATCGTGTCACCTCACTGATCGTACCACTGTGCGAAAACATTCACAGGGCTTGATGCTCCGGCTACTGATCCCAGATATGCTCCGAACCACTTGCTTGCTGCTATCGTGAACAGGTGATTTTCGGTATCTGGTTGCTGCGGAATCTGTACTACCTTTTTCTGGAAAGGGGATGTGGCAAGCGCAGATTGTATCGTCACACGGAGTTTCATCGCTGTGGATGCTGCTCCTGTTGAGCTTGCAGTGTTTGAAGCTGCCGTGCTCGTAAATACCACTTTGCTGCTCTTTCCTGCAGTCGATTGGTCCTGAGCGACTCTGATCATTGTAACATATCGTTTCATGCCTGCTGCAACAGATGAGCCGAACACGACATGAGAGCTTTTGCCTGCAAGTCGCTTACTTACTGATTTTATATCCTGATTTTTTGGCATTTAGTCCTCCATTTTCTTAATTCAATTCATGTATGTATGTGCGTAATTCATCCACCCTTGGCAATAGCAGATTCAATTTCAGACCGCGAAGATCCAAGCTTCACGAACCCAATATCAAGTTTATCCCTTGCGGGATAATTGAACGAATCCCCTACACCGCCCTGGGTCGTTATCCTGCATGGCTGCTGTCCTTTCATGATCCGTTCTACCAGATCTGCATCCCTGAGTACATCGACTTCAAGCCTGCGGATAAGGATATGTTGTTCGACTGTCACTGCTTCGCTAAGCGGGTTCCACCAGGCAAAAGCCACCTCAACGTCCTTGGGAATGAACATCTCGGTTTCCGCACTCGGTTTATCATACGGGGATTCAAACCCGTCAATGTATCCGAACGGCGATTTTGTGTATATCCTCTTTACGTCAAGGTTGCGTCTTGCAGTCTCGTATGGGTAGTAGAGGTACTGCCTGACAGCGCCGGGCTTCCATCCCATGAATACCTGATAGATGTGATCGCATTTCTCAACCCTGAGCAGGTTATCGATCTTATACGCTGCGATACCGAGACGCGAAGCGTCCTCAAAAGTATCAGCCGCAACCGCCGCCGGGGATTCGTTGTACTCGTAAAATACTTCTTCAAGTCCGGTACACCTGAAAAAAACGAATCCCTGGCCTGGAAACCCAAGACCAAGGAGCTGGTTCTCTTTCAGGAACCGTTCACTGATATTGCTTACGTCCATTTTCTCTCCTCTGCTGTTGTGTTAAGGGAGTTTGTCACGTTCAGACCTGGGCGTATGCAGTCTTGCTTCTCATGTAATCGCCTTTGGAGAAGAAAACACCAAGGGGTCTGAGTTTGTCAAGACCTGCCCTGCCTGCAAGTGCCTGGAAATAGATCTCCTGTTCTTTCTCGACTATGATAGGTGCAGGAAGCTCGTACACATGCCAGTCTGTTTCTGACATCTGCTCTCCGAAAGGCCAGATAGGATAATCTACGCCTTTCACTTTCGCAAGTATCGCATCGATCTTGGGTTCTTCAACCGGGTCGGCAAAACCAATTATGATCATTGTGCCGTACTTTGTCAGCTT